CAGGCATTGATGTCGGGCAAGACTATAGATGGTGAGCGCATCGAACAGGACGCCTCATCGCTACTGGCCGAGCTATCAGCACCACAAGACACGCCAGGCACAGCCAGCACCGACAGCACAAATGCTAAGTGATTGATTCTACAGGGACGGGTGTCGAAAAACACGGGGTTGTATCCCCACCGGCACCCCACCCCCCACGGCAGCAAAGGGACTCCGTGTTCGGCTCTACATATTACTCCACACAAACGATTACCAACTCCACACAAATCTCCCACAAAATCAATCACTTACGTTTTTTGCCTGTGTATTCCCCCAGACGGGACGGGTAAGGAGAGTCGCCTGACGGCGTGCGTTGCTAGTGTCTTTGGGCACTGTTTTTGGAGTGGAGTATGACTTTTGTAATAGCGGAGTATCGGGCAACTAGTGCCGAAGGTCATAGTTTTGGTGGGGTAGGGGTGTGTTTTTTGTTCGGGAGCTACCCCACCCCTGCTGTATGGGGGGTGCCCCCCTTGTATGGAACCGTGGAATGGATAAAGGCGTAGGTAAGAAAATTCAGTGGCGGAAGGTGTGTGGTCGTCCGATTGATTACAACCCGGTGATGACTTGGACGCGTTCGTCTTTGACGGCGGCGGAATGTGAGGCGGTGAGTATGACTCCGGTTCAGCGGGAGATGTACATTTTGATAGATGAGTTTTGGAAGCGGTTTGGGTGTGGTCCGACGTACCGGGAGTTGGAGCAGTTGAGGGGTGTGAAGGGTTTGGGGAATGTGAAGCGGTTGGTGGATGCGTTGGTGAAGTTGGGTGTGGTGAAGCGTGTAGCGGGTATGGAGCGGAGTGTTAGGCCGTCGTACATGAAATTTCACGCTAGGGAGTTTGAGTGATGAACTCGAAGAGTGAATTGGAATGGAAGAGATGACTGATCTGGAAGAAGTGTTGGCTGAGCGTGGCTCCAAGTACGGCGAGTTTTCAAAGAACTCTATGGTGAGCCAGTTGCTTAAATCAACTTTGTACAATGTTCCGCGAAATGCAGCGTTCTCCCACTATCAGCGGGAAGCGTTGGACATGATCGCCAATAAACTATCCAGGATTGTCTGCGGCGACCCGAATTACGCCGACTCGTGGAGAGACATTGCTGGCTATGCCACGTTGGTGGCTGACATTCTTGAGTCTCGCAAATGAGCGACTTGGCCGCGTTGATTTCTAAGCTGCCTGAGAATGAGCAACAGAAGTTGTTGGCTCAGGTAGGCGCATATAAAGAGGCGCTGGAGCGGGAGAAGGCGCAAGCGGACTTCATGGCGTTTGTGAAGATGATGTGGCCGTCGTTTATCCACGGTCGGCACCATGCTTTGATGGCGAAGAAGTTCGAGGAAATCGCGGCGGGGAAGGTGAAGAGACTCATCATCAACATGGCCCCTCGGCACGCGATAAGGTTAGATATGAAGATACCAACATTGAACGGATGGAAAACGATGGCCGACTTATTGGTTGGCGATTATGTTTTCGGGCCTGATGGGATTCCAACAGAGGTAATTGGAAAATCAGAAGTGTTTCACGATAGAGACATTTATCGCGTGACTACGGATGATGGATTCAGCCTGGATGTTGATGGCGAGCATCTTTGGACGGTTAGGTTGCACCGAAAGCACGATGTCTATCACGACTTCACGACTGAAGAGTTATGGCGTAGGCAGAACGGTGAAGTGCTGAGAATGGGTAGAGGTGGGAGCACACACTTCTTGGCGGGGCATGTCAAAAATCCACGATTGCCAAGATTGCCTGACGTGAATCCCGTCATTTACGAACGGCAATCCTTGCCGATAGCACCCTATGTTCTTGGTGTATGGCTCGGTGATGGGCACAAGAATCAAGGGGTAATTACCTGTCACGATGACGATCAGGTTGGCATTCGGCAAATGTTCGAGGCGCTTGGGTACAGAACGACTGCCCAATCTACCCCGATGACGTTCGGAGTTTTGGGTCTAAAAGAAAAACTCCGCGATCTTGGTGTGTTAGGGAACAAACACATCCCGCAGGCGTATCTGATGGGTAGCGTAGATCAACGTAGATGGTTGCTCAAAGGTCTGATGGACACGGATGGCAACGTGTCAAAAGCAGGTCAATGTTTCTTCGCGCAAAGCAACTTGAGTCTCATCAATCAAGTGCGCGAACTTCTAGCCAGCCTTGGGATTAAGAACTCATTGATCTCTACCGAGGCAAAAATTGGAGACAAAAGCTACGGCAAGACATGGAGGATTAGCTTTTATGCTTCCAACATTGCTCATTTAGACAGGAAAGAAAATCGGACGATCAAGTACAAGCCAGCATTCGGAAGGTACATCAAAGTAGAAAAACTAAACGAAACTGGCAGTACGCAATGTATCAAGGTAGCTCGTCAAGACGGTTTGTTTTTGGCCGGAGAAGGCTACATTTGTACGCACAACACCAAATCCGAGTTTGGCTCGTTTCTTTTGCCGGCTTGGTTTTTAGGAAAGTACCCGGAGAAGAAAGTTATCCAATGTTCAAACACGGCGGAATTGGCTGTTGGCTTCGGACGGAAGGTTCGAAACCTGGTTGGGTCGGATCACTATAAGAAAGTGTTTCCGAGTGTTGATCTTCGGGCTGATAGCAAAGCGGCTGGACGCTGGGATACCTCGGGTGGGGGTAGCTATTTTGCTATCGGCGTTGGAGGTACGGTGACAGGTAAAGGTGCTGACCTTCTTATCATCGATGACCCGCACAGCGAGCAAGAGGCCAAGTTAGCCCAAGGCGACCCGACCGTATTTGACGGCGTGTATGAATGGTACACCTCCGGACCACGGCAACGTCTCCAGCCAGGGGCGGCCATTGTCGTAATTATGACTCGCTGGAGTGACAAGGACTTAACGGGCAAGATCATTAGGAACTCACGACACGAGGACGAATGGGAAGTGATCGAGCTACCGGCCATCCTTCCATCGGGCGCACCTCTATGGCCTGAGTTCTGGAGTCTCGAAGAGCTTCTTGCTCTTAAAGAAGAGTTACCTTCCTACAAGTGGAACGCACAGTACCAGCAACAGCCGACTGGCGAAGCGGGTGCGATTATTAAGCGTGAGTGGTGGCGTATATGGAATAAAGATCGTCCGCCTAATTGTGAATTCATTATCCAGTCTTGGGATACAGCCTTTACCAAAGGCGAGAGGTCGGACTATTCGGCCTGTACGACTTGGGGTATTTTTAATCTTAACGAAGACCCCAATGATGTGAATATCATATTGCTGGATGCGTTTAAGGATAAATGGGAGTTCCCGGAATTAAAACAAGCAGCATTTAATTCGTGGAAAGAATGGGAGCCTGACGCATTTATTATTGAAGCGAAGGCAGCTGGGGCGCCGTTGATATTTGAGTTAAGGCGTATGGGTATTCCGGTTAGTGAATATACGCCATCGCGCGGTAATGACAAATTTGCGCGTCTCAATTCGGTTACAGATTTGTTTGCCTCGGGTAAAGTATGGGCACCGGACGCGAGGTGGGCTGATGAAGTAATTGAGGAAATGGCGAGATTTCCTAATGCGGAGCACGATGACTTATTGGATAGCTCGGTGCAGGCCCTCATCCGGTTTAGGCAGGGTGGATTTTTGCGGTTACAGACCGACGAGCCTGACGAGGAAATCGGATGGCGGCGAAAAAAGGCATATTATTGAGGTGAAGCATGGCAACAAATTTTGACCGAGCGTTATACAGTGACGTGCCTCCACTAAATCTGGCTGAAGAGGCGCCAGAAATCGAAGTGGAAGTCGAATTTCCTGAAACATCACTTGGGATTGACGGCCTTGAGATTAATCTTTCTTCAGAAGAAACAACGGCGGATGATTTTGATGGCAACTTGGCTGAGTTCATGGAGGAAGGTGCTCTTGAAAGCGTTGCTGGTGATCTTGTTGCTCTGGTGGATGCTGACATAAGCAGTCGCAAAGACTGGTCGGAGACATTCGTCAAAGGCTTAGAAGTTCTGGGGATGAAGTATGAAGAAAGAACAGAGCCATGGAACGGTGCCTGTGGTGTGTTTTCTACTGTGCTCACCGAAGCGGCAATTCGGTTTCAAAGTGAGTGTATTACCGAAACCTTCCCAGCAGCCGGCCCTGTTAAAACCCTCATCATCGGGGAAATAACCCAGCAAAAGACCGAAGCGTCAGAGCGTGTCAGAGATGACATGAACTACCAGCTTACGGAGGTGATGCAAGAGTACCGCCCAGAACATGAGCGCGCACTGTTTAATCTTGGCCTGTCAGGAGCCGCGTTCAAAAAGGTCTATTTTGACCCGGCGCTTGATCGACAAGTATCCATGTACATCCCGGCTGAAGACATCATCATGCCGTATGGCTCGTCAGGCGTTCTCACCGCAGAGCGCGTGACCCACCTGATGCGCAAGACCAAGAACGAAATACGCAAACTGCAAGTAGCAGGCTTCTACCGCGACATCGATCTTGGCGAGCCAATCCAGATTCCGACTGATATCGAGAAGAAGAAAGCCGAGGAAGAAGGCTATTCAATCACAGATGACGAGCGTTATCAGATTCTCGAAATCCACGTCGATTACGACCTCCCCGGCTACGAGAACGAAGACGGAATTGCTCTGCCATATGTAATTACAATCGACCGTGGCAGCAACAAAGTTCTGGCAATTCGCAGGAACTACGCCGAAGATGACCCGACCTTCGCCAAACGTCAGCACTTCGTTCAATACACCTATATCCCTGGCTTCGGTGCGTACGGTTTTGGCCTGATCCATCTGATCGGTGGCTATGCCCGAGCGGGCACGATGCTCATTCGGCAATTGATTGATGCCGGTTCCTTGGCAAATTTGCCCGGCGGATTGAAATCTCGCGGCCTGCGCGTCAAGGGTGACGACACGCCCATCGCCCCAGGTGAGTTCCGTGATGTGGATGTGCCGTCTGGGAGCATCCGGGACAACATCATGCCGTTGCCCTACAAGGAGCCAAGCCAAGTATTGATGGCACTTTTGGGCAATATCACCGAAGAAGCCCGAAGATTGGGTGCAATTTCGGACATGAAGATTAGCGACATGTCAGCGAATGCCCCAGTGGGTACGACGTTGGCATTGTTGGAACGGCAACTGAAGACCATGAGTGCGGTTCAGGCTCGTGTTCATTTCGCCATGAAGCAGGAATTCAAGCTGCTCAAGGCGATTATTCGTGATTTCACCCCAAGCCAGTACGAATACACGCCGGAGAAAGCCGACCGGAAGGCAAAACGCGAGGACTATGACCTCGTTGAAGTAATTCCGGTGAGCGATCCGAACAGCGCAACGATGGCGCAACGGATTATGCAGTACCAAGCGGCTATCCAATTGGCTCAAGGTGCGCCCCAAATCTACGATCTTCCTCAACTTCACCGCCAAATGCTCGAAGTTTTGGGTGTCAAGAACGCCGATAAGCTGGTGCCGCTTGAAGATGACATGAAACCGCGTGATCCGATCAGCGAAAACATGGCTTTCCTGTCCGGCAAACCCACGAAGGCGTTCATTTATCAGGATCACGACGCGCATATCGCGTGTCACATGTCGATGATGCAAGACCCGGTGCTGATGGCGCAGATTGGACAGTCTCCAATGGCCCAACAAATGCAGGCGGCGATTATGTCGCACGTGGCAGAGCACTTGGCATTCCTGTATCGCAAGCGTGTGGAAGAACAATTGGGTGTTCCGATGCCAAAACCCAACGAAGAACTACCGGAAGACGTAGAAGTCCAGTTGTCGAGACTCGTGGCCCAGGCTGCAACACAGGTTTTGGCGCAAAGCAAGGGACAAGCGGCACAGCAACAGGCCCAACAACAGGCACAAGACCCGCTTTTCCAGTTGCAACAACAGGAAATGCAGATCAAAGCGCAGGAAATCCAGAGAAAAGCCCAGAAAGACGCTCAAGACGGGCAAATTGCGCAGGCAAGACTGGCTTTGGAGTCGCAGCGCGCGGCAAATCAGGCCGAAGCAGACAGGTTGCGCATCGCGCTTCAGGCGCAACAACAGCAAGACGAGCAGGTACGCGATTTTGTCGATCGTATTACCGATATGCAATCACCCGAGACACGGTAAATCATGGAAAACAAGCTGTTGATGCTGCTTACCTCAAGGCTTGAGGAACGAAGAACTCAATTGATTGAATCACTGGCAGACGGAGCGGTTAAAGACCACTCCGAATACCGGTACTTGTGCGGCACGATCCGAGGTCTTGCGTTCGCACAATCAGAAATAGAAGACCTCGTGCGCAAACTAAGGGATTTTGATGATGAGTGAGCTGTTAATCAGTGACGGTCAGAACGAAACGGTGCTTCCAAATACGCCTGAAGAGAAAGCTAAGCAGTTGCCGGACCCCGTGACCTATCACTTGCTGTGTGCTTTGCCAGAAGTTGAGGAAGCTACTGAAGGTGGGATTCTAAAATCCGCCCAGAGTATTCACTTTGAGGAAGTTTTGTCCCCAGTTTTGTTTGTAGTCAAGATGGGTCCGGATGCCTACGCCGATAAGTCACGATTCCCGCAAGGGCCGTCCTGCAAGGTTGGTGATTTTGTATTGGTCCGTCCCAATACCGGCACTCGCGTCAAGATTCATGGCCGTGAATTCCGAATCATCGTTGACGATTCCGTTGAAGCAGTGGTGGACGATCCGCGCGGTATCAAGAGGGCTTGATTATGAGTGACGATAAAGTTGAATTTGAGATTCAGAGCGAGGAATCTCAAACGGAAACAAAAACGCCTGAACCTGAGCTAGAAATTATTGACGACACGCCCGAGAAGGATCGCGGCCGTAAGCCCATGGAGGAACCGCCCAAGGAATTTTCCGAGGACGAGATTTCTCAATACCATGAGAGCGTCCAGAAACGTATCAAGCATTTTACTAAGGGTTATCACGAAGAGCGTCGTGCAAAGGAAGCAGCACTGCGCGAGCGTGAGGAAGCATTAAAACTGGCTCAGTCAATTATTGAAGAAAATAAACGACTGAAATCCACAGTATCCGAAAATCAGCAAGCATTGCTTGAGCAGGCAAAACGGGTTACTGCGCAAGAGCTGGAGAAGGCCAAAGAGGAATTCCGTAAAGCCTATGATATGGGTGATTCCGAAGCCTTGGCTTCCGCACAGGAAAACCTGACATCGGCAAAGATTAAAGCAGAAAGAGTTGCTAACTTTACGCTGCCCTCTTTACAGCAAGAAGAGCCTGCGTTACAAATACCTCAAGCGCCAAAACAACAGCCAGATCAACGTGCTGAGAAATGGCGTAATGACAATCAGTGGTTCGGGCAAGACCGTCGTATGACTGCTTATGCCTTGTCACTCCACGATGAGCTTACATCGGTAGAGCATATTGATCCTACCAGCGATGAATACTATCGGAAAATCGACGCAGAAATGCGTGAGAGATTCCCGGATAGGTTTGATTCGGATGCGCCTCCTCCGAAGAAATCAACAGTTGTGGCCCCTGCCACGAGAAGCACAGCGTCCAAAAAGATCGTGCTGACTCAAACGCAGGTCAATATCGCCCGCCGGCTGGGTCTTTCTCCGGAAGCCTATGCCAAAGAGGTTGCGAAACTTAATAGAGGAAATGTCTAATGGAAAAGCAAGTAAGAACACCGCGAGAACAGGAACAGCGTGCAGCCTTCGAGCGCCCGACTTCGTGGCGTCCGCAAAGTCTGTTGCCCAATCCGAATCCGGAGCCGGGCTATACGTTCCGTTGGGTTCGTGTTGCGATGCTTGGCATGGATGATCCAAAGAACATTTCCACTAGTCTTGGCGAAGGTTGGGAGCCGGTCAAGGCATCAGAACATCCTGAGATTCGTCTGTTCAACGCGGGCAACAACCGCTTCCCGGACAGTATCGAAATCGGTGGTTTGTTGCTTTGCAAGATTCCGGCGGAGTTTATGGAGCAGCGGAGTCAGTATTTTGAGCAAAAGACTGAATCCGATATGCGCGCCGTAGACAGCAACTTTATGCGAGAAGGCGATCCGCGTATGCCTCTGTTCAAGAACAGGGACTCGCGGACAACATTTGGACAAAGATAAATTCTAGGAGCGAAACATGGCTTATCCGACCGTTTCTGCCCCGTATGGTCTGGTGCCCGTCAATCGTATTGACGGCCTGCCCTACGCGGGTCAAACCCGGCAAATCCCCATCGCGGTGGGTTATGCCACAGCAATCTTCAATGGCGACACAGTGAAACTGGATAGCACAGGTTTCCTGGTGGCAGACACCGGCACAAACAACGCGACCCCCGTGGGCGTGCTGGTTGGCTGTCAGTATGTCAATTCGTCCGGCCAAAAGATTCAGGGCCAGTTCTACCCGGCTGCCGCTTCGACGACAGCTAACAACGCCATCGCCTATGTGATCGACGATCCTATGGCCGCCTTCAAGGTGGCAGTGGTTTCGACCGGCACAACCATGGCGACCGTGGGTCGTACAGTGGTGGGCTCCAACATGGAACTGGTGCAAAACACTGGCTCCACCACAACCGGTGACTCGGCTGTGGCGGTTCTGTCCACAAGCACATCGACAACAAACACCCTGCCGGTGCGAGTGATCGATGTGGTGCCCGAAACAGCGACTGGCGCGAATGCGTTCGCGGAAGTCATTGTTAAGATCAACACCCATCAGTACAACAGCACCACTGGTGTCTAAGGAGCTAAGTCATGGCTATTTCTCGTGCGCAGCTACTCAAAGAACTGCTCCCCGGCCTGAACGCTCTGTTCGGTATTGAATATGATCGTTATGGCGAAGAGCATAAGGAAATCTACGAAACCGAAACTTCTGAGCGTAGCTTCGAAGAAGAAACCAAGCTGTCCGGTTTCTCCGCTGCTCCGGTAAAGAACGAAGGTTCTGCAATCTCCTACGACAACGCCCAAGAAGCTTGGACGGCTCGTTACAACCACGAAACTATCGCTATGGGTTTCTCGATCACCGAAGAAGCGATCGAAGACAATCTGTACGACAGCCTCTCGTCTCGTTACACCAAGGCTCTGGCTCGCGCCATGGCCTACACCAAGCAAGTTAAGGCCGCTTATGTGCTGAACAACGCGTTCAACACAGCCGTGACCTACGGTGACGGTGTGACACTGTGTAACACAGCCCATCCGCTGATCTCCGGTGGCACCAACAGCAACCGTCCTACAGTCGGTACCGACCTGAACGAAACCGCGCTGGAAAATGCGGTCATTCAGATCGCCGGCTGGACCGACGAGCGTGGTCTGCTGATCGCCGCCAAGCCCCGTAAGCTGGTCGTGCCGCCCGCACTCCAGTTCGTTGCTACCCGTCTGCTGGAAACCGAACTCCGCGTCGGTACGGCTGACAACGATATCAACGCGCTGAAGAACAACGGCTCGATCCCCGAAGGCTATACGATCAACCATTGGCTGACCGATACAAACGCGTGGTTCCTTATCACCGACGTGCCCAACGGTCTGAAGCACTTCGTCCGTACTCCGATGCAAACCGGAATGGATGGAGACTTTGACACCGGTAATGTAAGATATAAAGCGAGGGAGCGGTACAGTTTTGGTGCGTCGGACCCGCTCGGTATCTTCGGTTCGCCCGGTTCGTCCTGATAGTAAAATCAAGCAGTTAGCTTGGAACCCCGCCCCTAAAAAGGCGGGGTTTTTTACGCCTATTGATTTCTTGCAAAGACTTTGTTACAGTGTATTGACGTTACCAGTAACTAAATCTCGGAGGACTCATGGACGTAAAAACTTTGCCAAAAACACGAGCTGAAGCGAAGGCGATCGGGGCAACGCACTATTTCACGGGACAACCTTGCAAGCACGGGCATGTGGCGCCGCGCAAGACAAAAGGTAGTTGTGTTGAATGCCTGCGTTTGGAATGGATGACAAACAATGAGAAACGAGCCGACTACTTCGCGGAACGCAACCGCGATGAGGCGGTCAAACAGAAAAAGCACGAATGGTACTTAGCTCACCGGGAGGAGGTTATCGCACGAGCAAAGACGCAAACGCGAGAGCAAAAACGGCAGTATCAGACAGCATGGAAAGAGCGCAATCTTGTGTGGGTTAGGGCAGATACCAAAGCCCGTCGCCGTAAACATAGACAATCCACCCCGCCATGGATAACTCGCAAACAGAAATCAGAGATGCGCGAGTTGTATCAGATTGCTATCACTATGTCTAAAACCACGGGAGAGTTGTACGTCGTAGATCATATCTATCCCCTACGATCAGAAACCGTATGTGGGTTACATGTGCCGTGGAATTTACGGGTCATTACGCGAGAGGAGAATTTGCGTAAGTCAAACGCAATTCCAGATGACTCCGTGGCTTTGGCATTTCTAAACGCTGTTGACCCCACCGAATCTACCTGATAATAACAACTCTCCATCAACAACGAGGACGAAGCATGACAGAGAAGAAAATTACCTTGGCTGGCCGTAAGCTGATGATTGCAATTCCGGCCTATGACGGCAAGATCAACATCGCGGCTGCGTTTGCGCTACCGAAGTTGGCTTTAGCTGCGGTCAAACATGGCTTCGAGATTCATCTTGCTCACTTGTCTGGGTGTTCAATCATCACCAGGGCCAGGAATTCTTTGGTCAATCAGTTTCTGGAGTCCGACTGCACCGAGATGTTGTTTGTAGATGCAGACATCAACTTTACTGAACGTGATGTATTGCGGATTATGGCTCTGGGTGGGGACAAAGATGTGCTGGCCGGGGCATATCCGAGACGTGCGAAGGATCAAATGTTTTTTGCAGACATTTACTACAACGAACACGGCGGAATAGAAATCACAGAGGAAGGTCTAATGCGACTCAATCGTATTGGTACAGGCTTTATGTATATCCGTCGTCACGTATTAGAGACGTTGCGCGATAAGCATCCAGAATGGAAATACTGGGTAGATGTAGAGCACAAGCATCACTACGCCATCTTTGATTTTGCAGTTACGGAGCAGGGGTATATGGGAGAGGACTATTTGTTCTGCGACCGAGCCAGAGAGATGGGGTTTAAGATTTACATTGATCCAGACATTAACTTGGGACACTATGGCTCTACTGAATTCACAGGGCATTTTGGAAAACAAGTATTGCAACCGATGATTAAGAGCACAATCTCACAGATGGAAAAAGGTACTGAATTTCCTTGACATGAATTGTAGTGCGGGATAAAAATGGGCCATCCGGGAGTTCCCGGTATATGCGACAGACCCGGCTGACTTCATGCAGACGCATATACCTAACCGCATGAGGGACAATATGGCTCTTACCACTTTCCAAGGCCCGGTACGCTCCTTGAACGGCTTCTATGCCCAAGGCCCCGGCTCTGTTGTTAACGTCGCTAACAACACCAATACTCTTTCTCTGACCGTTGCGGCTCACGCCGGCAAGGTGATTCGCACCAACGACGCAACGCTGATTCTGACGCTGCCCGCGATCATTGCCACGGCTGATTCGGCTAGTGCCGGCCCCGGCTCGGACCCCAACACGCTGAACAACATCGGCACCACGTACACCATCGTGATTGATACAGCGGCGACTGCTGTTGCTATCAAGACGAACGGCACCGACAAGTTCATCGGCTCCCTGCTGGTGGTTGATACCGATTCTTCTGGTGCAATGACTGGCTTCGCGCCTGCTGCGTCTAACGACGTCATCAACCTCGACGGCAGCACCACGGGCGGCGCTGTTGGCTCGATCATCACCATCACCGCGCTGTCTTCGCTCGAATACCTCGTGCAAGGCGTGTTGCTTGGCTCTGGCACGATCGCTACGCCGTTCGCTGACGCCTAATTAGGAGCGCATCATGGCGATGCAAACTGATGTAAAGGCGAAGTCGCTGGATGCGTCCGGGGCGATCACCGATACTCGCACTCGCGTGCGCGGCATGGTAATCGAGCCCGGCGCGACGGCCGGCAGTGTGGTGCTCAAAGATGGAGGCTCTGGCGGCACAACCGTGCTGACGATTAACACGAGAGCGGAGGGAGCGCCATTTAACGTGGTCATCCCTGCCGAGGGCGTGTTGTTCGAGGCGAGTGCTTATGCCACGCTGTCAAACGCTAAAGTCACGGTGTTTTATGGCTAAGAAGAACGTCTCTTTGGCGGTAGGTCGAGGTGAGAAACTTCCGGTTTCTCAGGGAGCTGGCTTAACTGCCAAGGGACGTGCTCGTTATAACGCAGCCACGGGGTCAAACCTCAAGGCCCCGGCGCCCAATCCCAAAACCAAAGCAGACGCTGGTCGCAAGAAATCTTTTTGCGCGCGAATGAGCGGCATGCCCGGACCGATGAAGGATGAGAAAGGGCGCCCGACACGCAAGGCTGCTAGTCTTAAACGGTGGGGCTGTAAATGAGTGATACAAGCGAAACGATAAAGCATGTAGTTGATGCTTTATCAATTGTGACTGTGGTCGGAACCCTGGTCGATATGCTGCCTTCAATTGCCGCAGTATTTACGATAGTCTGGACTGCCATCCGTATCTGGGAAACGGATACGGTGCAGAACATGCTAGGTCGAAAGGACAGTGAAGACGATGCCGTCTAAATCGATTAAACAGCATAATCTGATGGCAATGGTAGCAAACGATCCGGCGGCAGCTAAACGTGTTGGCATTCCGCAGTCGGTGGGAAAAGAGTTCGTAAAGGCCGATAAAGGCCGCAAATTCAAAGAGGGCGGTGACATGAAAGAATCCAAAGCGATGATGAAGAAGGAAGTGGCCTTTATGAAAGCTAAGGGCGCTCCCAAAGCCATGGTCAAGCACGAAGAGAAGGAAGCCAAAGGCATGAAGTCGGGCGGCAAGTGTTACGCGGCTGGCGGCTTTACCAAGTCGGCTGACGGCGTTGCCAAAAAGGGCAAGACCAAGGCCAAACAGATTGTCATGAAAAAAGGCGGGAAGTGCTGATATGCCACGCGACATCTACACTGCTGATATGGGCAACCCCCCGTCTCCGGACGAAGGCGCACCGGTGAAGAAAAAGCCGGCCAAGAAACCGATGGTACGTCGTCCTATGCCGGATGTTTATACAGCCGATATGGGTACGCCACCGTCTCCTGATGAAGGTCCAACAGCACCAGTCCGATCATCTACCCCGCGTCAGAGCAGGCCATTTGCCAAAGGCGGTAAAGTAGGTTCTGCCTCCAAACGTGCGGATGGTATTGCTCAGCGGGGCAAGACCAAAGGCAAGATCATTTGATGGGGTGTGATGATGATGGCAAGCCGTGGGATGGGGGCGATCAACCCCAGCAAAATGCCGAAGGCGAAGAAGATTGTGCGCAAGGATCACCCGCAGGATGTAACGATGTATCAGAAGGGTGGCAAGGTTGGCCTGTACGAGAACATTCACAAGAAACGTGAGCGTATCGCGGCGGGCTCAGGCGAGAAGATGCGTAAGCCAGGTACAAAAGGCGCTCCCACGGCGGCAGCATTCAAGCGGTCAGCACTTACAGCAAAGAGATAGTTATGGCTGAGAAATGGATTCAAAAGGCGATTGGTAAGGAAGGCTCGCTGCGGAAGACCTTGGGTGTCAAAAAGGGTGAGACTATTCCTGCCGGAAAACTGGCGGCAGCGGCGAAGAAGCCTGGTGTCACAGGGAAACGCGCACGTTTGGCCCAAACTCTCAAGAAAATGGGTAAGTAAATGACCACATCCGGTACAACTGCGTTCAATCCAGAATTTACAGAGATTGCGGAAATGGCGTGGGCGCAGGCTGGCCGGGAGATGCGTTCGGGGTTTGACCTTAGACTTGCCCGTTTCTGCATGAACATGATGACGATTGAGTTGGCTAATCGTGGCATCAACATGTGGACAATCGAGCAGGGCACCAAAGCCTTGGAACAAGGAGTGGCAACATATACGTTGCCAGCCGATACGATTGATCTTCTCGATCAGGTAATTCGTACCAGCCCAGGTGTTACCAATTCACAGGCAGACATCACAATCTCGCGGATTAGTGTATCGACTTATTCCAGCATCCCGAACAAACTGGTACAAGCCCGACCGATCCAGATTTGGATACAGCGTTTAAGAGACGCCCCACAATTTACTGTGTGGCCTGTTCCAGACCAAGGCACACTGGCAAGTCCGTACTACACGCTTGTTTATTGGCGTATGAGACGAATCCAGGATGCAGGTAGCGGTATCGAGACGCAGGACGTCAATTTCCGTTTTCTGCCAGTGTTGATCGCGGGGTTGGCGTACTACATCGCCTTGAAAACACCAGAGTTGATGCAACGTGTTCCCATGCTTCAAGCAGAATATGAGAAGCAGTTCGAACTGGCAGCGGGCGAGGACAGAGAGAAGGCGCCGGTCCGATTCGTTCCGAGACAGTCGTTCATTGGTGGCGTGTTCTAAATGGCAAACAGATTTGCATCCGGCAAGTTTGCTATCGCGGAATGCGACATCTGCGGACAGCGGTACAAGCTGAAACAATTGAAGACGCAAGTTGTAAAGACGAAGCAGATTAACGTGTTGGCATGTCCCGAGTGCTGGTCGCCAGACCATCCTCAGCTTCAGTTAGGGATGTATCCGGTTGAAGACCCACAAGCGTTGCGTAACCCACGGCGAGATTTGTCTTATATCCAGTCCGGGATCACAACAGATGGATCAATTGGCGAAGGAAGTCGTGTTATCCAGTGGGGATGGGCACCGGTTGGTGGTGCAAGCTTGAATGCATTTGGCCTCACGCCGAATGATCTGGTGGCTAGGGGCCGAGTGGGGCAGGTAACAGTAACGGTTTAGGAGAAAATCATGGGCATGAAAGAAGTTGCAAAGACGGAAGCGAAGAAAGCTGTGAAGGCGCACGAGAAGTCCATGCACGCCAAGGGCTATGCCAAAGGCGGCGTGACGAGCCTTCAGCGCAAGCAGCTTGGCCGTGGCTTGGCAAAAGTTGCCAACCAGAAAAAGTCATCTTTCACCTACAAGGGTCAGAAGACAAATGCCTAAGTACAGCCATAAGCTAATGGGCAAAGAAGTTGGTCAAGCCAACGTATATGCGGAGCCACATACCATGCAAGGTAAGAAATTGTCGAATGTTGAGGCAGGTCGCAAGATGCCTTTCAACCAAAAGAAAAACTGGACACCGATGGACGGCGTGTCATTGACCCTGAATGATGAAGTCAAAACGACTGGTATCAAGATTCGTGGCACAGGTGCAGCTACCAAAGGTGTAATGGCTCGCGGCCCGATGGGGTGATTCCATGAATTATTCTGAGTTGGTGACTGCGGTTAGTGATTATTGCGAGAATACGTTTAATACGACGGACATGAATACAATGATCCGTCAGGCCGAGCAACGTATTTACAATACAGTTCAGCTTGCAAATTTAAGGAAGAACGTACAAGGTAACTTCACAGCAAATAACAAATACTTAGCCGCGCCCAATGATTTTTTGTCGGTGTACTCGATTGCAGTCATTGATGGCTCGGGTAATTTCAGTTATTTGTTGAACAAGGATGTAAACTTCATCCGAGAAGCATACCCGTCGCCAACGAGTACGGGATTGCCTAGACACTATGCCTTGTTTGGGCCAGACTCCAGTAGTGTCAATGAACTGACATTTATCGTCGGGCCGACACCGAACGCATCGTATACGACAGAGTTGCATTATTATTATTACCCAGAGTCGATTGTTACAGCTAATACAACATGGCTCGGGGACAATTTTGATTCAGTGTTGCTGAACGGTGTAATGGTAGAAGCCATCAGATATATGAAAGGCGAGCCTGATATGGTCAAGCTATATCAGGATATGTATCTGCAATCGATCGCGTTGCTCAAGAACCTGGGTGATGGCAAGCAGCGTCAAGACGCCTACAGAGATGGACAAGTCCGAGTACAAGTTAATTAAGGTGGAATATGGCTATCACACAGGCGATGTGTTCTTCGTTCAAGCAGCAAATCTTGCTTGGCGAACATGATCTGGATACTGATGTAATCAAAATCGCGTTGTACACCAGCAGCGCGACACTGAGCGCAGCAACCACTGCGTACACCACGTCTAATGAGGTGTCTTCCTCCGGTACTAACTACACGGCAGGTGGAAACACGCTGACAGGTGCGGCTGTAACGCTCGATGGCACGACGGCTGTGGTGGATTTCAACGACACAACATGGTCTAGTTCGACGATTACCGCGAGGGGCGCGTTGATTTATAACAGCAGCAAATCCAATAAGGCTATCGCTGTGCTGGACTTCGGGTCGGATAAGACTTCGACATCGGGCGATTTCACAATTAACTTCCCGGCAGCTACGGCTGGGTCGGCAATTATTCAGGTGGGTTAATGTCGACAATCGTTACGCGAGCGGGTAAGGGATCGGCGCTTACCTACGCCGAGGTCGATTCAAACTTTACCAATCTAAATACTGACAAGTATCAGTCGGGGTCAGCGGCGTCATTGGCGTCGCTGACATTGGCTTCCGCGCTGCCCGTGCTGAGTGGCGGAACAGGAGTAACTTCTAGCACTGGAAGTGGCGCAGTGGTGCTATCAGTAAGCCCCGCATTAGTCACGCCTGCACTCGGAACGCCTACGTCTGGCAATTTCAGCACTGGCACATTTACATGGCCGACTTTTAATCAAAACACAACAGGCCAATCAGGAAATGTTGCCAACGCGCTCACAATCGGCACAGGTTTATCTGGGGCATCGTATAACGGTTCATCTCCAGTAACAATCTCGATTGACGGAACAGTCGCCACTTTGTCCGGTACACAAACGCTTACTAATAAAACAATCAGTGGAGCAAATAATACTCTAAGCAATATTGGAAATTCTTCATTGCTTAATAGTTCAGTGACAATTGGAACGACGTCAGTAGCACTCGGCGCGACTAGCACAACGATTTCTGGCTTAAATTCAGTAACGCTTACGGCGGACCCAACATCAGCGTTGCAAGTCGCAACAAAGCAATATGTTGATGCAGCAGTAAGCAACACTAATTATCACGCCGCGTCTAGCTACGCAACGACGGCTGACTTGGGGTCGGTGACGTACAACAATGGCTCGTCTGGCATTGGGGCAACTTTGACAAATGCTGGTACGCAAGCGGCGTTGGTTGTTGATGGATACACCATGACTGCGGCAGATGTCACCAACGCAGTTCGTATTTTGGTGAAAAACCAATCCATTGCATCACAAAACGGCATTTATGTTTTAACTAATCAAGGGTCAGTCTCAACAAATTGGGTATTAACTCGGGCAACGGATTTTGACCAAGTGGGAACAGGTCAAAATGAAGTTGCGCCTGGCGATATAACCTACATTTTGAAAGGGACAATCAATGCAAACACGCAGTGGGTTCAAACGACTGATTTCCCAATCACAATCGGAACAACTTCTCTTGTATTTGTTCAAGTTGCCTCGCCAAGTTCATATACGGCAGGAACAGGTCTTACGCTCACGGGAACGCAGTTTAGCTTAACGTCTCCAGTAACTGCGGCGCTTGGTGGAACTGGACAAACTAGTTACACAGTTGGCGATTTGTTGTATGCAAATACAGCAACATCGTTGGCAAAACTTGCGGATGTCGCCACGGGCAATTCCCTCATTTCGGGCGGTGTCGGTGTTGCGCCGAGCTGGGGCAAGATCGGCCTGACAACTCATGTGTCCGGCACTTTGCCAGTTGCCAACGGCGGAACCGGACTTACTGCCGGGACGTCAGGCGGAGTTCTTTATTACTCAGATACCGGAACGTTGGCAAGCTCCGCAGTGCTTACTGCTAACGCGCTTATGGTTGGTGGGGGCGCAGGAGCAGCGCCATCTACTATCACGACCGGCACTGGTGTAATAACTGCTCTGGGCGTTAATACTGGCACCGCTGGCGCGTTTGTTGTTAATGGCGGCGCGCTTGGTACGCCGTCGTCTGGTACGCTGACAAGCTGCACCGGGTTGCCGATTTCAACAGGTGTGTCCGGCCTTGGCACCGGCATCGATACGTTTCTTGCCACGCCATCTAGTGCTAACCTGGCTGCCGCAGTTACAGATGAAACTGGTTCGGGTTCTTTAGTGTTTGCAAACACCCCGTCTTTGACCACGCCCAATATTGGCGCAGCAACTGGCACTTCGCTCGCTGCAACCGGCGGCACAGTATTGGTTCGCGCAGCGGCAACGCAGGACGGGGTGCAGCTTCAAGGGCGTTCCGGCGGAACATCATCATATTCGGTAACGCTTACACCTACGACGCTCACGGCGTCTCGAACCATAACGCTCGCAGACGGTAATACCACGCTTCAAGCCGGTACGATGGCGACCACGGGAGGTACGCTTGCTCAATTTTCACCCACAACTTCTTCACAGCTTGCTGGCGTAATTTCTGACGAAACTGGCAGCGGCGCATTAGTATTTGGCACCAGCCCCACCATCGCCACGCCGACCATTACCACATCCGCAACCGTCCCGCTTATTATCGGCGGCACCGGCACCACTAGCGCGCTGAGATTGCGATCCACTTCCGGCGTAGGCGCCGCAGGCGCAGACATTATTTTCCAAACCGGAAATAATGGCGCAACGGAAGCAATGAGGATACTTAATAATGGAAATATCGGTATCGGGACAACAAATCCAGTCGCTGTTTTAGAGTCTGCAAATTCATCTGGGGGCTTTAATTTTGGGTCCACCGTTTCAATATCAACAGCAGATGGCCCTGCTTATTTTGGTCGAAAATCCAGGGGTTCTTTGACTGTTCCAACCGCAGTTTTAGCTAATGATACGCTTACATACTTTACTGCCGGAGGGTATACAGGAACGGCATGGACAGCTTCGCGCGGATATATGTCAATTTTAGCGTCACAAAATTGGACAGGCACCGCAAACGGGACGGATATAGCGTTTTTTACGACACCAACCAACACAACGTCAGTATCCGAAAAGTTACGGATTAAAGCTGATGGAAACGTTGGGATAGGCACTAGTTCGCCATCTTCTAAGTTGGACGTCGTAGGTTCAATTTGTTCGAACACAACCACGTATCCGAATTTTAATTACAACGCAGATTACAGAATTACTTTTGGCGAGAATTTTGCTCCACCAAATGAAACCGGCTCAGTTGTTCAGTTTGGGTCTGGTGTTAATACTAAAAATATGATTTTTGCGTTTTCAAAAACGAACGTTAATACTTCGTTTTTTGGAAATGATGGGTCAAAAATGGTTATTGGCTCCGAAGGTTCGTTGCCAATTACATTTAGGACTGGTTTAGATTATTACAATACCGATATTTTAAACAGCGGAACTCAACGAGTAGTTTTAGATTCTAATGGAAATTTTCTAATTACCAGCTCTGGGGGATTAGGGTACGGCACTGGCTCGGGCGGCGCTGTTACGCAAATAACTTCGCGAACAACCGGCGTGACACTAAATAAAACAAACGGTGCTATCACGTTAGTTTCTGCTGCTGGAACTACCGCTTGGACGTCTTTTACGGTAACTAACAACACAGTGGCGACAACAGATACTGTAATTATTGGTCAAAAATCTGGGGCCAACCTTTACGAAATCCACATTACGGCGGTATCCGCAGGTAGTTTCAGAGTTTCTTTTAGGACTACGGGCGGCACGACAACCGAGCAGCCTGTGTTTAATTTTTCTGTAATCAAAGCAGTGACGAGCTAGATGACTGACGTTATCGTTTTTCTTGCGCCTGTCCCCGCCGCATACACGACGTTTGCCGAGTATGTAGCGGTTGGGTATTGGGATGACGGTTATGTAGTTAGCTACGCGTGCCCCTACACAGTGTCGGGGGACACCAATGTCACGGCTACAGGCGTTTCGGCCACCGCAGCAGTAGGAACAGTATCAGTCAGCGCGGCGGCACTGGTCGCAGTGACGGGCGTATCGGCAACGGGCGCTGTTGGAAATGTCGCGGTATCAGGGACGGCAAATGTAGCGGTAACGGGCGTCTCGGCTACTGCGGCAGTAGGAACAGTATCGGTTGAGGCCGATGCGGTTGTTGTAGCGACAGGAGTGTCCGCGACCGGGAATGTAGGATCGGTATCCGTAACCGGCACAGCGACTGTTTCTGTTTCGGGAGTGGCAGCAACCGCAACGGTAAATTCCGTAACGGTTTCGATCGGCATTTTAGTGCCCGTCACCGGAGTAAGCGCGACGGGGGCGGTCGGAATCGTCACGGTAACCGTCGACCAGATTGTTTATGTCACAGGCGTCAGTGCCACGGCGACAGTACATTCGGTCAATGTGTGGGGAGTGATCGATGATTCCCAAACACCGAACTGGGCGCCGATCACAACGCCATCGGGTATCTGGACACCGATTACAGACTCGCAGACCGCCGGATGGATTAGCATTTCAACTCCGGTTACAACATGGTTGTTGGTGGATGATTCTCAGAACCCCGGTTGGGCGCATATCACGACGCCTGCAACGGGGTGGGTGTCAATCGACGACAGTCAGACGGCAGGGTGGAGTCAAATTGCCACGGGGTCGGGTACTTGGGCGACAATCGATGACACGCAAAGTCCTGCATGGAATACCGTGACGGATGCACAGGTGGCTGGATGGACTCCAGTCAGTGATGTACAAACACCGAATTGGCAGCAATAAGGACGAAATATGGCTACTTCCTACACATCCCTCCTTGGTCTGGCCTTGCCCGTCACTGGCGAATTGGCCGGCACGTGGGGCGACACGGTAAATAACTCCATCACCTCGCTGCTGGACACCGCGATTGCGGGCACCACGACGCTGTCTACTGATGCGGACGTCACTCTTAGCACCACTACAGGCGCGTCTAATCAGGCGCGTCAGGCGATTTTGCTGTGCTCCGGCGCCCGGACAGCGCAACGGACTATCACGGCGCCGGCACAGTCCAAGATTTATGCCGTGGTGAATAACACCACCGGCGGCTTCGCCGTGAAAATTGTGGGTGCAGGCCCTACGACTGGCGTGACAGTGGCTAACGGCAAGACGGCTATCGTAATTTGGAATGGTTCAGACTTCGTTGAAGTCGCTCCGGCTACAGCGACTACTGCCACCAACCTAGCAGGGGGTGCGGCTGGCTCCGTGCCCTATCAAACAGGCGCAGGGGTTACGACCTTCTTGAGCCTCGGCACCGCCGCTCAAGTTCTGCAAGTGAATGCCGGCGCGACGGCCCCAGAGTGGGTATCCAGCACAGGCACAGGAAACGTGGTTCGCGCCACCAGCCCCACGATCGCAACGCCGACATTCACCACCTCGGCGACATTCCCGCTGCATATCGGCGGCACAGGCACGACTAGCACGCTGACGCTGCGCTCGACATCGGGCGTCGGTACCACGGGCGCGGACATTATTTTCCAGACCGGGAATAACGGCGCCACAGAAGCGATGCGAATCCTAAATAGCGGTAACGTGGGGATTGGAACCGCAGCGCCAAGCGCCATGCTTACAGTGGCTTCGTCGGCCCTGATTGATGGACTTACTGTTGGCACAGGTGGTCAGACTAACAGTACTGTAGTCGGTAACTCCGCGACCGTAACGAGTACGAATGCAGTGGCAATCGGGAATGCGGCGGCGGCAACAGCGGCAGGGGGCGTGGCTGTTGGGCAAAATTCAGCGGCTGGGAACGTCGGAGTTGCACTGGGCCGAGATACTTCAGCGTCGTCATCGTCAGTGGCCCTCGGCTACGGTGCTATAGCCTATACCAATTCTGTTGCGATTGGTCGAAATGCCACGTCTACTAACACTCAACAAGTGGTGTTCGGCAGCGATACGATTCCGCTGACCGCTTATTGGTTGGGGCAAGGCGTAAGTTCAGCAACGCCGTCCGCTGTAACAATCTTGCCGACCGCAGCTTCAGGCACAGACATCGCGGGCGTTAATCTCAATTTGTACGGCGGATACAGCACCGGATCGGGTGCTGGCGGCGCAGTAGTATTTGGCACATCGGCCGCAGGTGCGGCAGGCACGACGTTGCGCACTGCAACTGAGCGCATGCGAATCACGTCGGCAGGACGCGTAGGGATTGGCACCACCACACCCGCAACTGCGCTTGAGTTGAGCGGCACCACAAACACGACATTTATTGGCACCGCTTCGATTACTGGCACGACCTTGGATGTGACATCGGTATCAAGCGGCACATTAGCAGTGGGCGATCGAATTTTCGGAGCCGGAATCGACTTCAATACCGTAGTCACCGCGCTTGGTACAGGCACAGGCGGCACGGGCACTTATACGATAAACAATTCACAGACTGTCGCGAGCGGCACGGTGTCAGCATTCGCAGCAAGTGCCAATGTCTTTCGAATTACAGATACCGATACATCATCGGCAGCGGTGCAGCCAATCGGTGCAATTGAATTCTATGGTTCGGATTCAGGCACGCCCGGTGCAGGGGTAAAAGGGTATCTGTCGCTCATCGCGGAAACGACAGCGCCCGACACAGCGATGATCTTCGGCACCTCCGATAACACGGCCAGCACGTTGGCGGTTGAGCGCATGCGGATCAACTCAACGGGCACGGTGTTCATCGGCAACGGCGAAACCATGTCTACGCCTACCAATGGTTTGCTGTCCGCAACTGGCGGCTTGGGAACCGATATTGCCGGCGCAACGCTGACGATTCGGGGTGGTCAACCAACGGGCTCAGGCGCCGGTGGCCCGATTGTGTTTTCGACGGCTGCGGCAGGTGCATCTGGTACCACGCTGCGCACCGCGACCGAGCGGATGCGGATTGATACTTCCGGGAACGTATTAGTGACCGGCGTAGGCGGCCTTGGCTACGGCACAGGCTCAGGCGGCGCAGTCACACAGGCGACATCGCGCACAACAGGCGTGACGTTGAATAAAACCAATGGCGCAATTACATTGGTAAGTGCGGCGGGGACTACTTCATACCAGACTTTCACGGTTACGAACTCGACCGTGGCAGCGACTGATGTGGTGTTTGTATGCCAGAAATCGGGGACAGACAAATATATTTTGTCCGTGACCAATGTTGCCGCAGGAAGTTTTCAAATCACGTTTGCTACTACGGGCGGCACCACGACAGAGCAGCCAGTATTCAGTTTTGCGGTGGTTAAAGCGGTGACTGCTTAAGGAGATTGATATGAACCCGGTACTGATTCAGGCATTGGTCAGGCACATCCTCACCGCAATCGCGGGCGGGTTTGCTGTGAAATATGGTATCGATGGCGCTACCATGGACGCCCTCGTTGGTGGCGCGGCTGCCGCTGCTGGCGTCGGTTGGTCGATTTATGATAAGAAACGTGCAAGTCAAACTGTGGAGTAATTCATGATTAAGCTGGAACTGTCGTTGGAAGAAACCCAAATTGTTTTGGTCGGTGTATCGAAGTTGCCGTATGAAGCGGTAGCTGGGCTGATTGACAAGATCAAGGCGCAAGCGCAACCTCAAGTGCAACCTGCGGCGGAACAGCCACAGGCGGAGTAAGCGGTAGAATAGCGATGGGCAGTCCGGCCTGCCCATCGTCTTGCAGTCAGCCGTGCCAGTGGGACTAAACCTTCTACGATCACGGACTGACCAGTGAAAGAAAACTTCGACAAGGCGTTTGCCAAGCTCATCCGGCATGAAGGGACTTACTCAAACCATCCGCAAGATAAAGGGGGCGTCACAATGTACGGCGTCACCAAACGCGTGTGGGAAGAGTGGGTCGGCCATGCGGTAGACGAGCGGACCATGCGGGGGCTCACCCCGGAGATGGTGAAACCGCTCTACAAACGCAAATACTGGGACAAAATCTGCGGTGATGATCTGCCTGCCGGGGTGGATTATTGCGTCTTCGATGCGGCGGTAAATAGTGGACCGGGCCGCGCGATCAAATGGCTTCAACAATCTCTCGGTGTCACGCAGGATGGGGCGTTGGGCCCTAAAACGCTGGCTGCCGCAAAAGCGGCCGACCCACAGCTTCTGGTTGTGGGCTATAACGCCGTCCGCCTAGCGTTCTTGCAAGACCTGCCTACGTGGGACACCTTCGGGCGAGGGTGGGGCCGTCGGGTGGCCGAGGTTAAACATGACGCCACCGACATGACTGCATAAGGGGGCAACGTGCCGGCAAAAAACATGCAAAACTTCCAAACCAAAGAGCAAAATTGTTTTGTTTATTGCTGGACGGATAAAGAAAGTGACAAGCTATACGTCGGCTTCCACAAGGGGAGCGTAGATGATGGTTACATTTGCTCATCAAAGCATGTTAAAGCGCAGTATAAAATTCGACCTCAAGATTTTTCACGACAAATTATTGCTATCGGATCATATGACGATTGTCGGAAATTTGAGTCATTATTAATCCGTAAAATGTTAGATGAGGGAATAGCGTGTTACAACCTCAACGTGAATGGCGCTGTTGTCTACACCCAAGAAGTGCGCCAAAAAATCAGCGCAGCAAACAAAGGCAAAAAACTTTCTGCCGAACATTTGGCGGCATTAAGACGCTGGAGTGCAGAAAGCCGCCAGCCAACGTCCCAAGAAACCAAAGAAAAAATTAGGCAATCAAAACTTGGCGTTAAAAGGGCGCCGTTTTCTGAAGAGTGGAAACGGAAAATCGCCGAAGCATCCTCGAAATGGAAGCGACCTCCAGAGTTCGGCCAAGCGGTTACGGCGCGACAGACCGGGTCAAAACGCGGGCCGTACCCCGAAGAGGCAAAACAAAAACTGCGGGAAATTATGACCGGACGCAAGCACAGCGCAGAAACCATTGCCAAGCTGAAAGAGATTAAAGGCAATGTAAGTCAAGAAACGCGCGACCGGTTGAGCGCGGCTAAAAAAGCATATTGGGACAAAAAAAGGGCGGAGAAAACAAATGGCTCTTAAGAAGTTACAGTTGCGACCGGGCATGTGGAGAGAAGGAACGCGATATACGGCGGAGGGCGGCTGGTATGACGGAGATAAAATCCGGTTTCGCCAAGGTACGCCCGAAAAGATCGGTGGGTGGGAGCGTATTTCCGCCAACACCTATTTAGGGGTGTGCCGGAGCCTGTGGAATTGGGTCACGCTCGCTAATTTGAACCTGATGGGCGTCGGCACTAATCTCAAGTTTTATATCGAGTCGGGCGGGGCGTATTACGACATCACGCCGATCCGGGCCACAGTTACGCTGAATAATCCTTTCACGGCCACACTGAATTCATCGGTAATTACCGTCGCGCACACGGCGCATGGCTGTTCCACAGGAGACTTTGTGACCTTCAGTAGCGCAGTCGGGCTAGGGGGGAACATCAGTGCATCAGTGCTGAATCAGGAATATCAAGTTACCGTAATCAACAGTAACAGCTACACGATTACCGTAGCGGCTACGGCTAATGCCACAGACGTGGCGGGGTCGCCCGGCGGCGGGGCGTCCGTGTCGGCAGCGTATCAGATTCCAACAGGCCCAGCTTTTACAGTACCACTAACCGGCTGGGGCGCGGGAACATGGGGCAGTGGTTCGTGGGGCATCACGGCGTCCGCGTTGCCAGACAGCTTGCGTGTGTGGAGCCAAAACAATTTTGGCGAGGACCTGATCTTCAATCCGCGCGGTGGTGGCATCTACTATTGGGACGCATCGGCAGGTCTTACAACCCGAGGCGTCGCGCTGTCTTCCTTATCCGGGGCGTCTAACGTACCCACGCAAGCCAACTTTGTGTTTGTGTCAGACACGAGCCGGTTTGTATTCGCTTTCGGAACGACAGATTATTTGTCATCGACTTATGATCCGATGCTGATTCGTTGGTCAGATCAGGAAAGCGCGGTGAATTGGACGCCTGCTGCCACGAACCAAGCAGGTAGTGTGCGGTTGTCGCATGGGTCAGAGATTGTGACGTGCCTGCAAACTCGTCAGGAAATTCTCGTCTGGACTGATTCGGCGCTCTACGCGTTGCAGTACCTAGGCGCACCCGAAGTCTGGGGGACACAGCTTCTGGGCGACAACCTATCCTTGGCCGGACAAAACGCCCGAGCAATCGGCAGCGGCGTAGTGTATTGGATGGGCATCGACAAGTTTTACAAATACGACGGCCGGGTCGACACTTTACGTTGCGATTTGAAGCAGTTCGTATTCAGCGATTTCAACGCGGCGCAGCGCGGCCAAGTCTTTGCCAGTACAAACGAAGGCTTCAACGAAGTCTGGTGGTTTTATTGCAGCGCCAACTCTACGACAATCGACCGGTACGTGGTGTACAACTACCTCGAAGATGTCTGGTACTACGGCACCATGGCGCGCACAGCTTGGATCGACAGCGGGTTGCGCACTTACCCAGTTGCAGCGACATACCTGAACAACTTGGTGAATCACGAAACTGGAGTGGATGACAATTCCACTGGCGTGCCCGCGCCCATCAACGCCTACATTACCTCGTCGGAATTCGACATCGACGACGGGCATAACTTTGCGTTCATCTACCGCATGCTGCCGGACGTGACATTCCGAGGATCGACGGCCGTGAGTCCAAGCGCAACCATGTATCTGTTGCCTCTCGCCAACTCGGGCTCGGGCTATAACAACCCCGCGTCAGTCGGGGGTAGTAACTCTGCGGCAGTAACGCGTACGGCAACAGTGCCTATTGAACAATTCACCGGCCAAGTATTTACGCGGGTACGTGGCAGGCAGATGTCGATCAAGATGGAGAGCACTGGGCTGGGTGTGCAATGGCAGTTGGGTGCCCCGCGAATCGACCTCAGACCTGACGGCAGGCGGTAAACATGGCTCTCGTAGATGCACGCATGCCCGCTGTGCCGAGCCTGCCACTAGGTCCGGTGCAATACGACAAAAAGTTCATGGATCAGTTCGCAAACGTCTTGCGGCTGTATTTCAATCAACTCAACTACGTGGTGGATCAGCTCGTGGCAAACCAAGGCCCTTATGAAGTTGGCTTCTACGGCGGAGCCATTGATGCGTTCGGACGCGCTCGTTTTAGCGAGCCGTATACATTATTCGATAGCCAGAATCGGTTTGCGGCCGATGACCAGTTCGACACCTCTACGGCTACAGGCGGCAGCACAACGTATCAAGCCAATGAGAGCACGGTCGATCTCAATGTGACGACAAGCTCCGGTAGTGAAGTGGTGCGACAGACCTATCGTTCCATGCCATATCAGCCGGGTAAGAGCCTGCAAGTCATGGCGACATTTGTGATGAACGCCGGAAAAGAAAACCTTCGGCAACGCGTAGGCTATTTCAACACCGAAAACGGCGTGTTCTTCCAGCAGAACGGAACAACGAAATCCTTCGTGCTGCGCACTTACACCAGCGGCACCGCCAGCGACACACGAACCGTAAATCAGGCAGACTGGAACGGTGACAAGTTGGATGGAACCGGCGATAGCGGCTATACGCTCGACATTACGAAAGCGCAAATTTTCTTTGCCGACTTCGAGTGGCTGGGCGTAGGCAGTGTGCGGTGTGGCTTTGTCATCAACGGGCGATTCGTTATCTGCCACACATTCAACAACGCGAACGACATCAATAAGGTGTACATGACCACGGCTATTCTGCCGGTCAGGTATGAGATTACAAATACAGGCGTGACTGCATCTTCATCGACCATGAAGCAGATTTGCTCGACGGTCGTGTCAGAAGGCGGCTACCAGCAGCAAGTCAAACAGCAGATTGCCCGGCGCACGACGGCCTTGGCAACAATTGGCACTACGCTCCTACCGCTGGTATCTATTCGGCTCAAAAGCACAAGGCTCGGGGCGATTGTGCTACCTCAACTGATGTCAGTGTTCCCAACAAGTGCAGGCAACTACGAAATTCAGTTGGTCAAAAACACGACCCTCACTGGCGCATCGTGGGTGACAAGTGGCTTCAATAATGTGGAATACGACATCACAGCAACAGCCATGAGTGGTGGCACTACGGTGCAGGTCGAATACTCCTCAGCGACAAACCAATCAGGTGGTTCCTCCACAGGAGATACAGGGTACAACTTTGATTTGCAACTAGGTGCCAGCCTTGCCGGGGTAAGCGACATCTACACAATCGGCGTGCGCGTATTGTCGGGCACGGGAGACGCCATTGGCGGACTTGCATTTATTGATTTGACGGATTGATTATGTCTGAGTGGTGGGAGCAACTTACCGGTGAATCGGGCGGCCCAAGCCAAGCGCAACTGAACCTGGCGGGTTGGGAATGGACGGGCGGAGAAGGAGGTAGTTGGAGACCTCCTCCGGGTTGGGTGAGCGACGACAACGCCCTTATGGGGTATCGTCCGCCCACACCTGAACCCCCGCCTCCACCCCCTCCGCCGCCTCCGCCGCCGCGTCAACAGATCATTATTGACTCAAGCGCGGCTAAGAACGCGTCTGAATACTGGTCACGCTGGTCCAAGGATGACCTTTATAACAGAAGCGCGGTACAGCTACAATATAACGGCGTTCCCGCTATTTTTGTACCTGAATCATATGTCCAAAAAGGTGCTTTGGTAGGCGATATTCAGTTCTACAACAAAGCCTTTTTGAACAAAGATAATTGGCAGTATTTGAAGCCAGTTCAATTGGAATCTGATGTGGTTCCAGAAAGCGATCCGGGTCGAAAGTTTCGGTATGATTACCTAGACAACCCCAACACGGGGTATTTAATCGAAAAGGATGTTTGGAAAAACATATTTAGCCCGAATCAAGTATACGCTCGCAAAAGCACCTTCAGCGTAAAAGGCAACTCCAAGGATTCGGTTCCCATACAAGGCATGGCCGAAATCGATGGCAAGCTTCAGTATTACGGTTTGCGCGGCGGAGAGAGCGCCGGAGAACTTACTACTTACGCAGATACATATCAGTCAAAAGGATGGAAGTCAGGTAGCAGCGGCTTTTTCCCAAGATTATTCAGTAACCCAGTCACACAGATTATTGGCGCTATTGTTGGCGGGGTTCCGTTCGTTGTTGGCTCGGCTATCGGCCGTTCGGCAGTGACCGGAAACTGGGGGCAGGCCGCACTATCGATTGCGCTGGCAAATATCCCCGGTGCGGACGGAGCGTCAGCGGTTGAAGGCACCATTTTCGAAATTCCAGCAGTTGCCTCGTCCGTGAAAACGGTATCCGAGGTATTGGGCGTTTCCGCTGCAACGGCCGGTGCAATCGTAGGCGGAACTTTCACGTCGTTAGCATCGGGCGGTGATATTAAAGATGTGCTGAAGACCGTCGCAGCGAATGTGGCGGGGCTCAATGTTGGTGAATACGTAGGGCAGTTAGTCGAAACAGCGGGATTTAAGGGATTGCAACAGATTGCAACGGCGGTATCCAAAGAGGGTACTCGTGCCATGCTGTTGAATCAGGATATTCCAGCAGCTACTAAAAACGCGTTTATCAACACGGCGGTTCCGCTTGCTCTGCAATCAGCACCGGGCTGGAAAAATCTAAGCGCAACGCAGCAGAAGGCCATTACGAGTGCCGCACTGGGAGCGGCACAAGGCGGTAAGTTGGACGTTGGACAAACGATTAAGAACTTTGCGACTGAAGTATTCGCTGAATCGGCGCTGGAAACGCTCGGCAAGTCGATGAAGCTGTCAGCGTCGCAACGTCAGTTTGCGAAGGACTTGATCGTAGGCGGCATCCAAGGCAAACCATTGGATTCAGTGCTGCAAAAATCACTGCTCAACCAAGCCAAGGCAGGTATTCAGCTTCAGGTCAATGATGCCAACGCGCAAAAAGCAGGGTGGGCAGACTACGCGCAACAACAGGCGGCGCAGAGTCAGTACGGGCCCAAGATTACGGCAGCGGATTACCAAGCCCGGCAACAGGGTTGGGAGGACTTAGCCGATAAACGAGCCGCGATCAAAGCTTACGGCGACACCATCACGCCTGTTGGCGCCAAAGAACGCGAACAGGTCAAAAGCATTGATCCAAAGTTTGATGCCGAAGCCTATGCCAAGCTGAATGACGTGGCGGGCGACCCGTTTGCTCACTTTTTGGAGCAAGGCGTCAAGGCAAAGTTGCCTACAAACTACGCGGCTGGTGCGGATGAGGCACTAAAATCCGTTGGGTATTCGGCGTCGGGTAAAGAAGTAAATGAAGTTGCCAAAGGATTAAAAGATTCGGCAAACCCAGACGTGTTTCTGGCGCAGTGGTACGACCAGAAAACCGTAACTCAAAGCGAACTCGCACGGCTAGAGCAAGAAACCGGGATAACGCTGACGGATGCCCAAAGACAGAAACTCATCGGTCAAAATGACCAAGCTAAAGTCACAGCAGACTTGCAAAAACTTGGTGAGGTATCAAAGAAAGATCAACAAACGAAGCTCGTCCGAGAGCAAACGCTTACGGATAGTCTGATTAAAAAATTCACGGATCGCGGCGAGACACCAGAAGTAGCGCAGAGACGGGCGCAGGAGTATTTGTCGCAACTTCGGTCAGTTGAGAAACAACTGGCAGATGAAAAGACGCTGTATGCCAATCAAGTTGGTGCTAAATACGGTAGAAACTCGCCAGAGTTTATAGCCGCCATGCGCGACGTGTTGGAATACAAAGCCAAGGTCGGTGGATTTGGCGTTACAAAGGATGAGTCCGGTGCGTTTGTCACAACGACTGGCGCCAAGATTGATCCAGAAACGCTGAAATCAATTTCAGAGGTGTCAACATCTGGATTGTTGGCAGATGCCAAGAATGCGCTGTCCGGGCTGTTCCCACGAACAATCGGCACTATCCCGTCGGCAGCAGACATTACCAAAGAAGCGAAGGCGCTAGGCATTACTCTGACCAAAGATCAGATCAATAGCATCGCGGGCAGGTACTCAGAACAGTCATTAACGGACCGTATCAAGGGCATCGCGGAAAGCGCGTTGGGAGCGATCATTCCGTCGGCAGAAGCTGCTGGGATAGCGCCGGTGGCTAGGGAAACTATCCGTCAAGAATATAACTCGCAAAAAGTAAGAGAATTTTTGACCGATTCTCAGGTGATGGCAAACAGAACGAATCCGAATGGGTTCTCCGGCTATGTAAATGCGTCGGGCCGAAAGTTGACCAATGCGGAGGCATATAACCTCGTCGGAAAAGAGCCGTTATATGGCAATCTCAATATACTGGTTCCAGATGGTAAGGGAGGCATAACGTATATTGGACGGGAAGTTTCAGAAACCCAAGATAAAGACGGTGAGGAAACGGTATCCCTGTCAGAAGCTCTGAACGAACAACAGAAAGAACAGCAAGCTATATCTCAGGCGCTGCGGGACATATTGGAAGGCAAAGAACCGCAACTGCCTCCTTTGCCTGAGCAGCCAACGCAACCTCCGACTCCTCCGACAGAGGAAAAGCCCACGGGTGGAGAAGGCACGACACAACCAACTCCGGAAACGCCTACGCCAACTCCGGTTACGCCTACGCCGGGAGGAGGGTCGATTGGTGAAGCGACAACTCCGACACCTACCCCTACACCAACTCCGGGTGCAGGCGATACAAACATCACGCCGGTAACGCCACAGGTGCCCACGCCAACACCGGAGACTGGTAGCGGATCAGGCGGTGCAGGCACAACACCTACACCTCCACCTACACCGGGAGGTGGTACGACAGGCGGCACGACAGGCGATACAACGGGCGGCACGCCCGGAGGTATAACAGGTGGTACAACAGGCGGAGAGCCGGGGGGTACAACAGGTGGAGAGCCCGGAGGTACTACAGGTGGCACGCCGGGGGGTACTCCCGGAGGTACTACAGGCGGAGAGCCTGGTGGCACGCCGGGTGGTGGTCTTGGAGGCACCGGAATTGACACAGGTACAGGTGGCGGCGGTATTGGTGGAGGTGGAACTGGGACCGGCGGCACAGGTGGCACAGGCGGTGGAACTGGAGGCGGAACAGGTACTGGGACTGGCACAGGCACAGGGCCCGGAACGGGTATCGGTGGCGGAACAAGTGCAGACATTCTCAAAGAATTGCGCGATATCCTCGGTCCGGGGTTTGCTGGCATCGCGATCAATCAAGCGTTGTCGCAGTCGGCAACCAACAGACAGATACAGCAAGCGCAGCAACAGGCTAATTTCGGTAACTTGTTGTCAATTCTAGGGCTCGCTGGTCAGCAGAAGGAACAGCCAGAGATTCCGTTGCCGTTAGTAGGCAATATCACGCCCTATCAGTTCAGCACAAATTTGCTTGAGAACGTATATAAACCGAAAATGGCCGAAGGCGGCTCAATTGATGAATTGTTGAAAATTATTAGGGGATCGTGATGGATGAGTCTAACAACAGCGGTGGAAACGATACGGAAATCGTGGTCGATAACCCAGATGTACCGGTGATCGATTGGGCAAACATCAAACTGCCCGAAGGTACAACATATGGCGATATTCTTAATTTCGCGTATGACCCTACTCAAACGGGTGGTTCGTCTTCGACGATCAAGGATTGGCTCTCCGGTCTTTTCAAGGGCGGCACATCGTCCGGTTCTGGCTCCTCCGGTACGGGAGGTTTGAGTGGGCTGTTGGGCGGCAGCACGCTGCCCGGAGTTTTGCAGAACAACGCAGGCATGCTCACGGCTCTTGCTGGTTTGTATTCTCTGATGGGTGGGAACAAGAAACAAACAGCCGGATATGCCGGGAATATCCCTCGTTACACCGCGACTCAGCAAGCCGTACAGCAACCAGCAGGCAGACCAGGTGGGCCGCGTGGTCGATATCTGACAGATGTCCAGTACCGTGCCGGAGGTGGGTATCTCCGTGGCGCGACAGGTGGAATGGCGGACGAGTTAGACACAACCATTGACGACCAACAGCCAGCGAAGTTGAGCCACGGCGAGTTCGTTGTGCCCGCCGATGTGGTGTCACATCTGGGAGATGGGAATAGCGAAGCGGGCGCCAAGAAACTCTACGACATGATGGATCGAGTTCGAAAAGCGCGTACCGGAAAGACGGAACAAGCACCAGAAATCAAAGCGGAGAAATACATGCCCAAGTACAACAAGGGTGGCATCGTGGCATTTTCAAACGGAGCCTTGGTCCCCACAGCCACGACTACCGGTGCGACGGGGAACATTCCGGGTCTAAGCAGTCCTACACAAGTGGGGCAGACAGGCACAAGCACGGTCGGCACGCTGGCACCTTGGGCTGGTGAATACGTCACGGACATGCTTGGCAGGGCGCGCGCTTTGGCAGAAATGCCGTATACGCCGTACACCGGTGCGCTTACGCCTGAAGCATCCGGGCTCCAGCAGAAGGCATTTGCCGGGTTATCAGGTTTGACTACGCCGACTGGGATCGGAGCAGCCGAGCAAGAAGCAGCACGTCTGGGTGGACAGATGGCCGCTCAGACATACCGTCCTACTACGTTCGGATACGAGCAATTTACTCCTGCCGCTGCTCAGCAGTATATGAACCCGTACCTTCAAGCGGCCTTGAATCCACAACTGGAAGAAGCCCGTCGTCAGGCTGAGATTCAGCGGGCTCAACAAGCGGGGCGTTTGACCAAAGCAGGCGCATTTGGCGGGTCACGTCAAGCAATCATGGAATCGGAACTGGCGCGTAACCTGCAACAGAATCTGGCAAACATCACCGGCCAAGGATACAACCAGGCTTATCAACAAGCAGCGAATCAGTTCCAAGCAGATCAAGCACGCAAAGCAGCCGCACAACAAGCTACGGAAGCGTCTCGTCAGTTTGGTTCGACGTTCGGTATGCAAGGGCTCCAAGGCGCGTTGCAAGCGCAAACACAGCGGGCGAATCTTGCACAAGCCGGACAAGCGGCAGGACTGAGAAACATTGAAGCCCAGTTGGGCGCAGGCGCACAGCAGCGTGATATCGAGTCGCAAGGGCTGGCGGCGGATTACAACCGGTTCAAAGAAGAACGCGATTGGCCGTACAAGATGCTCCAGTACCAGCAGTCGTTCCTCCAAGGACTGCCGATTACCGCGACTTCATACACGGCGGACACGAGCCCGTTGCAGAACATCATCGGCTCCGGCACAGGTTTGTTGGCTCTCTATCAGGCACTAGCTGGCCTCGGTCAAGCCCCTGCATCCAAGTGAGGTAAAACATGAATCTGGTTCAAATTCAAGAACGTCTCAAAGACACACCCACCCCGGCCCTGATGCAATATGCCAACGGGATGAACCCGATGGTTCCGCCCTATCTGGCCTTGGCAGAATTGCAGCGCCGTGAGTCCATTACTAAAGCGGCCGCCAATCAACAAGGTATGGCGCAAGGCCAGCAACCTAGTGTCAAAGAGCAAGTGGAACAGGCCGCAGGATTGGCAGCACTCCAAAAGCAAGCGCAAGCCAAAGGACTTCAGGCACTGACAGGTGCCGCACAACCAGCTCCGCCAGTGCCCACTCCGCAGCGTCAGCCCGAAGCTGAGGGAATTTCGGAACTCCCGACAGAAGGTATGTACAACTTTGCTGAAGGCGGAATTATCGGTTATGCCGCTGGGGGTCTACCGGATTATGAGTCACGAGTGCTTACTACTGAAGAATTACAGGAACAGTACAAACGTGCTCTCCGGGCGGGGAAGCCAGTAGTGGCGAATGCAATTTTAGAAGTGATAAAGAAACGTCAACCGTCGGAGCCTAAAACGGTTTCAGTGCCTGTTGCAGAGATGGAAGCCCCTCAACAAGCACCTGAGTTTGGGTTCCAGGGAAACGTAGCAGATATCACTAGGCAGATTGCGTCAATTCAAGACCCGACAGATCGGCAACGTGCTCAGGAGCAGTTTCAACAGGAAATTTCGGCGGGAAATCCAAAACTGCAAACGGCTCAACCACAGCGTCCGCCGGTCATGCAGCCCGAACAGCCAGCACGACCGATGCCCGCTGTAGGTATTGCCGCGTTGCCCGGCGCAGAAGAATCAGCTCAATTCATGCGACAGAGAATGGCCGAGCCTTCTCCACAACAAGCGATCGGCACAGAACGGGAAATCGCTAAGGTTTACGGCATCGATCAGCCCTATGGCGATGAGCGCATGAAACGTGTCCAAGAGATGCAGGCGGAACGCCAGAAGATGCTGGAGCCGCGCGGTATGGAACGTCTGATGCGCGTGTTGGGGGGTATTGCAGGTCGTGGTTTAGAAGGCGCAGGTCCTGCGTATTTGCAAGCCATCGAAGCGGAACGGGCATCCGATCTTGAGTTCCGCAAACAAATGGATGCGCTGATGGCTGGCACGGAAGAAAAACGTCGTGCAGCGATGGAAGCAAGAGCGGAACGTGCTCGTGGAGAATTTGGTAAAGCGCGGGAACTGCAAGCGGGCGCGGCTTCGGAAATGTTCAGAGCAGCCCAGCAACGGGAGTTGCGTCAGGCAGAGTTGGAGTTGCGCAAACTTGAACTCAAGGCGCAGCAAAAACGCGAACTCACGCCAGACGAACAGTGGCTGGTAAGTTATGCACAAGGTGATCCCAACAGATACTTGGAAGGCACAGAGAAACTTTATGGCGCCAAGACTGGAGCTAAGGCAGACCTGACTCGTGAAGGTCGACTGCAAGCTGCACAGACGGAATATCGCAAGGCCATGCTTGATCCGATGCAGAAAGCAGCAATGGAGCAGGCGAACATTAAGACATTCGAGGACTTTGCAAAAAGATTCTATCCGCAGTTAGCGCAGGGGGCGTCGGAAGTTGATCCGATAGTCGCCAAAGGTCTGCAGATTATTGGGAGCAAATGATGGCCGCCGCTCGTGAACTTGCACAATGGATTGTGAATAATGAAGATAAAAAGGGCACGCCGGATTTTGATGCGGTAGCTCAGGCATTGGAACGAGCGGTGCAATTGGAGTCTCAAGCCGCCCCTCAACCGCAACCACCAGCCCCACCAGAAGGCATCTTTTCCTCATTCGGTCGTGGCCTAGCTTCATATGGGCCACAACTGAGAGAAACCTTCGGCGGTTTGCAGGCTCTCACAGGTAAAGCGTTAGCAGAAACAATCGCGCCTGAAACGGGGGCATCGCTTATCAAGAGCGGGGTGGAGCGCATTCAAGCGGCGGGCGCTGAACAGCAAGCCGCAACACGCCCAGGCGAGGCGAGTTTTACGGACGCACTGGACAAGGGAGTTGGCACCGTACTGACGGAATGGTTGCCCTATCAGATCGGCTCCGGGGCGGCAAATTTGCTTGAAACATTGGGTGTTATGGGAGCAGGGGCGCTCGTTGGATCGGCAGCTCCAGGTGCGGGGACAGCAGTCGGTGCTATTACAGGTGCTGTTCAGAAAGAACTGGTCAAAAAAGGTGTACGAGAAGCAGCACTGAAGATAGCCAAAGAACAGGGCGAAGATGCCGCTAAGCAGTTCGTGGAGAATCAGACGCTATCGGTAACAAAAGACTTGGCACGCAAGGTCGGTATGAACGCGGCACTTGCTGGACAAGCGGCTGGATATGGTTTTGGTCAGACGGCATCTCGTGCAGTCGAATCTGCTATCGAGCGCGGTGAAAACCCAGAAGACATTGATCTTGCCCGTGTCATTCCCGCCGGGATGGTCAGCACAGCAGCAGAGTTTGTCAGTGATAAGCTTGCTTTTGGTGCTCTGAAAGGGCTTAAGAAAGAAGTTAAAGATGCGGTGGAGGACACCACTCGCACAGTGCTGCAAAAGGCGGTGAGAACGGCCGGTGACATGGCAAAGGGCATCGCAATTACCGGCACCAAAGAAGCGCCTACCGAGATCATCCAGTCTCTTGCCGAAAGATTCGGGGCGAAGTTGTCCCTGTCCGATCAGCAGGCCATCGACGAATACATTAACGCAGTTGCGGCGTCATATGCAATGTCTGTGGTGCCTGGTGCTATTGGCGGTGTCAAGACGAAACCGGTAGAAGCGAAGCAGGGAGAAGAGCAAGAAGAGCCCATTATGGTGGACTCTGGTGCTCCGGTGAAGGCAGAGGCGCCTATCAGCACGCCTGAAGCAGGGCCAGAGCAGACAGCGCCCTTGTCCCCGGCAGAGCAGCGCGAACTGGCTATGCAGCAAGAGATGTATGCGTCACGCCAGCCGAAAGCGGAAGATATCCTTGGGGAAGTGCGAGGTGCTATCAAAACCGCACCGATGACTACGCAAGAAGACATCGCACGTATTAAGGACGATCACGAGACAGCAGTTATCAATTCACTTCTTGAGCAAGACAAGAAGATGCAAGCAGTCTCCGATTTAGCCCGCGCCAATCAAGAGCGCATGAGCCAGTTGGAGTCGATTGAGGCCGCTACTCAAGATGCTGATCGTCGTGTCCGAGAAGGCCGATTGTTAGGCCGTGTGCAATCGCTGATCGATCAGAACATTCCTTTCGCAAGTACCGCTATTGCTGACATCAATCGCAAGTTTGAGATGATCGGTGAAGCACCGCTGGACGATAGCGAGCGTGCTCGTGTGCAGAACATCATGACGATGGCACAGGGCTTTACGGATTTCGTTAAATTGCCGTCGCCACCTGTGAGAGAGCAAGATATCTTCGCCGAAAATCAGGCGATGGAAGCACTTATCAAAGAAAGGAAACCTCGTGGACAAGTTCCATCCCAACCCGTACGAGCAGAAGTTACTGCGCCAAGCCAAGTCGTCCAAGAAACTCCCGTCAGCCCAAGAGTTGAAGAAGGTCGTCCCGTACGACCGGAGGGTGGCATTGAGCCTAGCGTTGCGGAAGATCGTCAACGCGTAGAACCGTCGGTTGGGCCGGTCGTACCAGAAACGACGGTTATTGAGCGGAAAGCTCCAGAAGTCCAACAAGCTCTTGAACCTCGGGTACTTGATTACGAGGGACGGCCTGTGGATAAACAGCCTATTCGTGGCGGGGATGTGTTTTCTACTTCTTCAGGCAGATTTACGACGCCATACCCAAAACAGAAAAGCGAAAAATACGCAACACAGTGGCTCATTGACAATGCCATTGCCGAAGCAGAATCAAGAGGCGACCGGTTCAACTCACAGGCATTCAAAAGTGAAACACCGGGAAAAGGAGGAACCATCCCTCCGGCAAGTATTGCATCGATGCAGGAATATCTATTTGGACAACAGCCCGCAGTTCCAGCTCCATTTCTCAAGCCAATTCAACCGAAAGAAAAGAAATCCCTCGGTGGAGAGCGTGCACAACAAGTCGCAGACTTCGAACAAACCCTCCGCACCACGCTCAACAAGTTCGGCCTGAAAGATGTTGGTCTGAACCTTGTGGATGGCTTGAAGGAAGCAGGCTCCTACGCACAGCAACTTATCAAGATCGCGTCGGACTCTGCCAACCCCATCCGTGATCTGCGCCATGAAGCTATCCATGCTCTCCGGGAGCTAGGCTTCTTCACCGATGCCCAGTGGAAAACGCTGTCCAAGATGGCTAAGGACAAGTGGATTGACCAGTATCTGAAGCAACGTGACGTAGATGGAAAGCCACTGAGAGCCGGAGAAGAGTCTCGCTACGACGCCTACATGCGTGAGTACAACGGCGACATGGAGAAGATCACCGAAGAAGCGGTGGCCGATGCTTTCGCTGACTTCGATGCCAAGAAAGCTCCGTCAGGATTGATCCAGTCGTTGCTGACGCGCTTGCGTAATCTGTTCCAAGCAATCAAGTCGGCGCTCACCAAGGTGGAATCGCCGGAACAAATTTTCGGCAAGGTTGAGCGCGGTGAGTTGAAAACGGGTGAGCGGCGCGCAACAAGCGAGGCAAAGAGCCTCCGTGCTCCGGGCAAAGTAGAAGAAATCGCCCGGAAGGTCGAAGCCAAAGTTCTGCCGCCGAAAGAAAAGATCGAAACAGAATCGTTCAGCGACATTAAGAGCGATGCTCTCAAAGCGGAAATCCAGCGTCGATTTAATCCTAAGCCAGAGACCGTAGTCGATCGCATCAATTCCATGCGTGAAAAATTCTGGGAGCGCATGGCACAAGGATTCTTAGATAAGTATCGCGCGATCAAAAAGTACAGCGACGAAGGATACATGCTGGCGCGGATGTCCAACACCGTGGATGGTGCAGTGGAAGGGCTTCTGTTTCATGGACAGGTGTTCAATGACGGCGGTGCGCTGAATATCAAACCCAACACGGAAGGACTTTACGAAGCGTTCAGACCTTTAGGGAAAGAGGTTGATCGGTTCTTGGTCTGGATGGCGATGAGCCGTGATGCAAATCTGCCAGAAGAAAAGCGTTCATTCTCCAGCCAGGCGTTGCAGGCTAAGGATGAAATGATTGAAGGCGATGTAGGCGGTCGGCCGCGTGCAGAGGTCTACAACGAAGTGCGGCGCAAGATGAACGCGCTAAACAAGTCCGTGCTTGATGTTGCCAAGGAAGCAGGAATCATCGACAAAGAAGGATACAAAAGATTCAGCAGCGACTTGTACTACGTTCCTATGTACAAGATCACAGAGGAAGGCGAACTCGTTCCCACGTCGGGGGAGAAGCTGACCGATCAATTCTTCAGCAAAGAATTGAAGGGCAATAAAGAGTTGGCCTTTGGCGATCTGATGCAGAACATCGTACAGAACTGGTCTCACATCCTTTCAGCTTCGATGAAGAACATCGCAGCTACCAAAGTATTGCAGGCCGCTGAGCAGTCAAAGCTGGATGTAGTGCGTCCAAGTATGAAAGCGCAGTATGAGTACGAAAACGGGCTTGTCTACAAGGTAACGAAAGATGGCAGAGAAGTACTCGGTAAGTTGTTGCCGGGGCACACAACCAAGAAGCCAGGCACAGTCAGCGTAATCAAAGACGGGATGCCGGTGTACTACGAAGTTAATGATCCGCTCCTCTTGGATTCCATCGCTGGCATCACCTGGTTAGGGCCACAAGGAAAGTGGCTGGATGTCGCCAAGAACTTCAAGAACATGCTTCAGTTCGGCGTGACCATTTCTCCAGCATTCCGGGTTCGTAACTTGATCCGCGATTCGGTGTCGGCTATCTCGATCGCAGACATCAAAAAGAACCCGGTGATGAATGCTATCGAAGGCATGAACTTCTACGACCCGAAAGACCCGAATTACATCGGCGCCTTGGCGGGTGGTGGCATGATGAAGTTCGGGGCCGCGATGGAAGGCGGGATGTCCGAGAATATCAAGCGTCTCGTCAAAGCCGGTGTCCCAGACAATACCATTCTGGACTCCCCAGAGAAGATCAAGAACGGGCTCAAGTACCTGTACAACAAGTACGAAGAGTGGGGCAACAAGATGGAAAACGCCAACCGTCTGGCGATCTATCAACAGGCCCGAGCCAAAGGGATGTCGCACTTGGAAGCGTCGTTCCATGCCAAAGACCTGATGGATTTCACCCTGCATGGTTCGTTCCCGGCATTCCGTCGTTTGACGATGGTGATTCCGTTCTTGAATGCGCGAGTCCAAGGGCTGTACAAATTGGGTCGTGACGGGATTACTCCGACCTATAGGCTCATTTACAGCAGTCTGACGGGCAAAGAAATCAGTGAGTCCGACAAGAAAAAGGGCGAAAGATTTGCGATTGTTCTGGCCGGAGTAGGTTTGGCCTCTGCCGCGTTGTACTATGCCTTTAAGGATGACGAAGAGTTCAAGAAGCGCGAACAGTGGGACCGTGACAACTTCTGGTGGATAAAATTCCCTGGGATGGAACATGCCTTCCGTATCCCCAAACCGTTCGAACTGGGTGCGTTCGGGACGTTGGTCGAAAGATCGCTGGAGCAGATTGTCGATCAAGGGGCAGAAGGCAAAGTGTTCGGTGAGGCGATGACACGGATGCTATCCGATACCTTTGCGATTAATCCTATCCCGCAGATGTTCAAGCCTGTTCTAGATATCTACGCCAACAAAGACAGCTTTACCGGTGCGCCGATTGAAACGGCGGGCATGGAGAAATTGTCCAAACAAGAACGTGTTGCAGATTCGACTTCTTGGATCGGCAAAGGGCTTGGCGGGGTAAGTAAGGCCATCGCAACCGTGACCACGGAGAAAGCGGAACTGTCTCCCGTCCAGATTGAATATCTCATCAAGGGATACTTTGGATGGCTGGGAGCCATGGCTACCTCCACAGCCCATTACGCAGCGATGCCGTTCTCCAAGGGCGCGTATCCAGACATGAAGTACGCGGATACGTTCTCAATGGGTTTCGTCAAAGAACTTCCGGCGACTCAATCGAAGTTTGTTACTTCGTTCTACGACAATAACCAGAAGATTCAACAAGCCATGGCGGACATGCGCCACTATGCAACACTGGGAGAAATTGAGAAAGCGCAGAAGATCGCCATCGACCAGGCCGATAAGATCAAGCTGGCTAAGTTCTACGATAAAGCATCGGATGACATGTCGAGGATGCGGAAGTACATCAGCATCATCACGGCCAATCCGAATATGACGGGAGCAGAAAAGAGGCAAGAGATTGATCGTGCGAAACTCATCATCGCAGAGATCGCACGTCAGGCTGAAGAACTGCGGGTGGCTCTAAAGGAGTGAGTCCAGAAGGCGCTCGATGGTGACGTTGAGCGCCGACAATTCATCCATCTTTTTAACTTTCCACATCCGGCGCTGCCCATGGAGTCCGTTTAGGCTACCTCGGTGGCAGTCGGCACATAAGGCGACACAGGTGTATTGATCGCCTTGATTGATGTGGTGGGCCTCCGAAGGTGGATAGGCATCACATACAGAACAAGGGAGCGACTTGACTCTTGCCAAGTGCTCCCGTTGTTTATTGGTTAGCTGATTATTCAAGCGACCAGCAGTTCAGCTTTATCCACACCTTCGTTCAGGCGGGCAGAGAACCACTGAGGGGCTTTGCCACGGCCGGACCATGTTTTACCGCTTACGGGGTCCTTGTACTTGGCAGCAGCCTTCGCACGCTTATCCACAAGACCCAGCTTGAGACCGAGTTCGTTGGCACTGAAGTTCCACTCAGCGACAGCATCTTTGGTTTCGGCCAGAACGCGAGCACGTTCTTCGGCACGGAGTTGTTCCGCTTGACGCAGAAGTTCTTCAGCTTGATTTTTCAGTTCTTGATAGTTAGACATAGCACTCTCCATAGAGGGTTAAAGGGGAACGGATTGTAAAATAAACTTGATTCAAAAGTAAATCAGTTTTCTGTTTTAGACTTTGTTATTACAAAGCTATCTTGGATTGATTTCTCGCCATGCGCTATCGCATTCTTGTGGCATCCGGCACAGCGCCATCGAACATGTTTCCCACGGCGATAGATGTGTGCGCCACCATTCAGAGGCTTATCCTGCCCGCACGAACTACAGAACTTCTTTTCCATCGAGCCAACGATTGATTTCATCAGTACAGTGTCTCAACTCTTGAGTAAGTTCCCGAATCTCATCACGCTGTTTCGCAGTGAGACTCATTGCAGCGAATAAGTCTCTGAGTTTCCTAGAAATCTGTCCGATACGTACAACATGCAGGGCGGGATCATTCATAATCGAGTTTTTCCAGAACAGTGACTAAGTTTTCAGCGATTGCGGCACACCACATAGCGTATGGCGTAGCTTCGATAAACGGCTGGTCGGCTAGATGTTCCAGCTTGATGATGCAGTCCTGCAAGATTTCGTATGCCTCATCCATTATCTTTCCTCGAAAGTTTGAGGCGCCGCATCGTGGCGTTCCAAATTTTCTGATTCGGTTGTGTCGCTATCCACTGCACGACAGTACCTATGACGGAACGCATCTCATCATAGTTGGTACTTTTGCTGGTGAGTAGTTCGGTGCCGCGCAGAGACAACTCATGTATCTCGTCTCCAGGCTGGGACATATCATATCCCAAACAACAGGCCGTCATCAGATCGTAGTAATGCCGCTCTGTCATCCAATCTTGACCGAGTGCCATAAGCCCAACATGGCCTGGCATCTCGATCAGTTCAAGCCTTTTCATCCCCAGCGGAAGGATCACTGGGCGCATCGTTCGGCGGGATCGTTTTCTCACAGTTGCCTAAAACAGAGAATTCTTGTAAGAGTCGTTGAGTCATGGCATCGAAGATGTCGTTGCCAGCTTTCCGATAGATATTATTCCACCATTCTTCAGTCATTCGTATCTCTTTTCCGTCTGAGGAAATGTAAAACAACCAAAGGTAATGCTACTACGCACGCATAGAACAACAAACATCCACACACCAAAGAACCACTATAAAACGACTGACTGAAAGACATATCAATCCTTCCACCCCGGCCCGAGTCGCAATTCGTCAGGGGCTTTGCATTTCAACCACGGCCCGCTAGGGTCTCCAACGCCATTCCATTTGTTGAGTGCTTCTTCCGCTAATGACGCAGTATCGTAACTATACCGACGTTGGTACGAAGTGCCTTTGATTCCGACAACAATATCTACGGTGTTCACATAATCACGAAGCGCAGTCGTCCCGACAGGGAATTCCCGGATATTGTAATAGCCGGCGCGTAACAATTGATGTTTCATGACGGTTTCTTTTTGGAAGGTAGTTTCTTAGACCGAGCTCGTTCCCGTTCTCTTTCCCGTTGCCGGGATAATTCGACGGGCGATAAAGTTGGAACGCGCATCAACATTGCGGCCAAAGATAAAGGATCAGTAACTTTGCCTTTCACGTTCAATCATCCTTGTAATTAAATCACCGAATTGCCGCCTCTCGTTACGATAAACGGCTCGATAGAAATTGATTAAGTTAATCAAAGGGTCATCATCAAAGCTAACCTGTTGATTCTCATCAATTTCAATTCCACTAGCTTCCGCCAAGGCAACGAAGGTAGGATCAAGAACCCGCATATTGATCCTTGATAAGTTCAGCACACATATAGGCGCCGTCCATTTTGCCGTCCATGAAGTCATTCCGGAAAGCACTGAACTCATTGCCCTTCGCGTTACAGATGGCAGAGTCTTTTTCTAGTTGCCATTGAGCGATCAAAACAGCGAACTGTACTAAAGATGTGGAATGCCGAGAACGCAGAATGCTACCGAATCCAGCCTTCTCTGCGGCGTCATTGATAACAACTTTGGGAATCACCGACGGCTCCCCGGATATGGAATGATGTTTGAGTTGAGCATTTTTTCGAATGCAATTCTTTCTAAGTCGCTCAATGTTCGGAGCGGGAGTTCTTTGTATGACGACCACTTTTCTTGATAAACCGGATTTTCGCTAGGTGGCAGCCAGCCCAAGCGTCTCCAGCGTTCAGTAATATCAGTGCCACTCGGGGTCCAGATGTGATCGTTCATAACGGCTCCTATTTGTTAAGAGATTTGATTTCCTTCACCAACACATCAGAAACTACTTGTCCTTCATAAGCGAGTGCTTTAGCAAGTTTGTTGCTAGAGACTTTATTGGCTGCATCAGCTAGGCCGGTAGCATATCCTTGATTATAGAGGTCGCCATTCTCAATGAATGCAGTGATGGCTTGTCTTACCAGTCCAGATGCTTTGCGGCCTTCAGCAGCCTGTTTGATCTGGTTGTAGATATGTTCGGGAAGATGCACAGAATAAGGGATCAATCGCTTTTCCATAAATTAAACTCCTGTTGAATTGAAATAAGCCGACTCACGGCGTGTTGATGCTGTGGTATCTCCGTGCGTGACTTCACTCCCAATTCATCTTTCAGCCACTGCGCAGCACTCTCTTCGGAGGCTTCGAATACTTGGTTTGCTTCTACTAAAAACTGATGAAACTTTTTGTCTCGACAGAGGATTCCCGCCAGACGGACGTAATCATGAGACAGTTCTTTCTCACGTTCCATCGGGCGTTCATCCTCATTGAGACGAACCATCACAACCTGATACCGAGCCCCAACGAAGTCACGGATAATTTCGTCCGGGAGTTCATCAGGGTGAATGCCGAAAGAAAGTACGAAACCATTCTTGGCATCTTGTTTCAAGGCAATCTTCACGGCTTCAAATTGTGAGGTTTTCATATCAGAACGGCACGTCTTCGTCTTGTTGAGGGGGCGAATAAGTTTGAGGTGCAGGACGGTTAGGCGACACAAAAGGTGCACCGACCTTAAGACTCACAAACCAGCCGCGCGAAGATTCTTTCCGCCAGCCACCGAGACGAATCTTGACAAGACCGTTATCGGCATTCTTGATGAGGTCCTGAAGCAGAGACACTTCGATTGAAACATCGCCTTGGAAGTCAGGGGATTTCTCATGAACCTTGCGGTCATTCTGAAACAGGGCACCAGAGTTAGGGTAAAGCGTGGTCACTTGAAACTCTCTTTCATGGTTTTGAACAGGGCCATCACGTTCTCATACGTGTCGGCATCTTCAGCTTTGAGTTTGTCGTAGGTCTGACGATTGACCTTGAACACGCTCATCACATCATCGGGAGTCTTGCACAGATCAAGAGCCACTCCGGTTGCATCCACCACAGCCTGTGCCCAGTTAGACACCTTGGGCGGAATGTGGAGTGAACCGAAGGCGGGCTTGTCGGACTTAGGTTCCGGCTTAGGCTCGGGCCGAACTTCGGGTTTGCTATCACCTGCATCGATGGCATCGTGCTCAACGATTTCCAAGGCGGTCATCCACAGGTAACGGCGCTGGTAAGTCTGGACAGCACCAAGCTGTTGGATTGGGTGAGCGCCCTTCAGTTCAGCAGCGGCCATCGGAGAGGTGATGTTCAGCAAGCTGCCATCTTCCGTATCGACGATGCTAAGTTCGGCATAGTCGCGTCCGAAAGTGACAACACCACACAAGCCAAGGTCATAAAAGATCGACTGGATGTGGGGAAGGAAGTCACCCAGTTCAAAGTAGTGATAACCGCTGAACTTGTTATGGCCGCTTTTCTTCAGGTCACGCGACTGTAGCTTCACTCGCGCTTTCATCAGCTTCTTGTGCACTGACATTCATTGATTCCTTGTAGAGTTGATACTGGTTACACCACGGAGAGACTGTGCAGAACTTCTCGCAACGGGTTCTCTCACCTGGACGCCTTTCAATAACATACGCCTCACCCATCTCCTGAACTTTGGCGTTGGCTTTATCTTCTTCAACAAACACAAAATTCGCACGCTTGTTGCCTTTCTTCTTGATGGCGAAAGTGGTCGGCTTCTCCCACATCTCTTCGCTCGAACACTCTGGGAGATCGCCCCCCACCTCCGACTGGAACATAGCTTCGGCGTGGAGATGGATACGCTTGCGGATGTACTCTTCACGAGCCTCAATCGGCCAGAGAGGGATAGGAACGACAACAATCGGGGCCGAAGGATAATCCTGTTTCTGTTCGGCGTCGCGCCGATTCCAGTCACGGAGGATCGCCACGATCTGTAAAGACTTGATCGGACGATGTTTGATTGTCTCGATCAACCAAGCATAGACATTCAACTGGCGATGCCAGTCCAGCTTGTCGTTCATGACCGACCAAACAGAGGTTACCTTGTAATCACTGATGACGATGCCATCGTCAAAGAACTCTTGAAGATCAACGGCCCCACTCAACGACCAGCCATCCACTTCAGCAAACAATCTTTCTTCAACAACGTGGTTGCGATCCTTGCCGTGTTCAAGGACGTTATGCAGCGCAGACCCAAACAAACTCCACACCATCTCACTGGCATCTTCTTCAATATCATTCCAGTGCTGGCGACGAAGCTGCACGATTCGCGGAGAAGATAATAATTCAGTGGCACTTACGTGAGCACCACCCTTGCTATACTGTGGGCGCCTCAAGACATTGATAATTGTCTCTGGCAAATTATGTCGGTTGGTGAGTTTCATGTGTCCTCCTGAAACGTCACTGTAAGGCAACAGTCAGCATCATGCAAGAACTATCTGGTAACATGGTGTCCTAAGACATATGCGAAGAGCAGCGAGGCGGGACGATAACGAATCATCTATTGTGAAAGCGTTGCGTGACGCGGGCGCCACGGTGTATTTCATCGATCAACCCTGTGATCTGATCGTAGGTTACGAGGGAAAAACGCTGTTGTTTGAAGTGAAAGATGGCAACAAGCCACCGTCGGCGCGGAAGCTAACAGAGAACGAGCAGAAGTTCTTCGACACGTGGACAGGTGGTCCGGCATATGTAGTAGATAGCATCCAGGCGGCCCTTGCAGTTATGAAGGGCGTGGTGTAAAGTAGTGGGGTTGTATCTCCGGTTCGAGTGAGTTTTGGCCCTCTTAGTTGAGGGCCTTTTTTTTGCTCTTGACCGATACAGGGACTCAAGCTATCTTTTAGAGGCAACTTTCCTTTCGGTTGTGCTCGTTGTTATCTCGTCCTCCATGAGAGCGGTGTCCCCCCAGGCGTCGGTGCCTGGGGGAATGCTGTCCAGCTTGATCCGCTCCCTTCGTATAACGGTTATTACGGCTGATTTGTAATCAGCTTATCTGGGTTCGATTCCTAGAGGGAGCACCAGTCAGAGTGGGCATTGTGCGCCAATCCTTTCTCGGGATGCGCAGTCAGTATGCACAGTGCCTACTCTCACTGGTATCTGCCAGTGAAACCGAGAAAGGAAAATCATGAAACGCAAAATCTTAGTTGGCCTCGCCTTAGTCGGCATCCCGCTGGCGGCATGGGCTAACTGCACTCACTTCACGATGATGGTCGGAGATCGTGTGGTGCCATGTACCATATGCTGCACACCAGAGGGTCAGTGCGTCACGCGCTGTTTCTAAGCAACGCCCGCCCATCTCCGGGTGGGCGGTCTGAAGTTCTAGCAGAAACCTCATAGAACCTTATAGAACTCCCATAGAGACTCATAGAAGTAAAAAAAGTTACGTCACCCTCTTGACGTAATACGTGAGGTTAGGCAAGATTTCTCCTGTTGGGCGGCATCCCAACAATGTCTATAGGAACAATAACTTACCCCAGAATGTTCAAGTGGGGCATGTGTAATCAGTGGTGCGTTGTTCCTATCGCATTGTTGGTTGCCCATGCCAGGGCCATGCCCCACTTAAGCACTCTGGGGTTTTTGCTTTTCTGGCTCGCTTCAACTCGGCTTCTGTTTAAGAGTCACTTAAGTCCCGATACCTCGGGTAGGAACTGAGTAACCGTAAAGCGTCATGGCGGCGGCGAAAGGGTAGTACCTTAGGACGGACGTATGGAAACGGTGGGCAGTAGCTTAAAGCTGGAACAATCGCACCAGACCAGCAAGAGCGGGATGCACTCAAAGTATCGAGTGGCGCAGTGCTCGGTGTGAGCCTCCTGATAGGCAAAAGACTGCGACTCAACACGGGTTAGGCCGGGGTTGAGCGATGGGGTGACTCAGCGGATACCTAATCTAGCATGAGCCATTGGATACATCCCGAGGGTTGCCTTCGTAGGCTGCCCTTGGGAAGGTTTTGCCCAGAGTTCCTATGCGTTTCCTATCCCGCATGCCACGTGATCCTGACGAGACTGAATATGCGAGTCGACTTAAACGTACCGTATGCTGAAAAAGAGAGTGCCAAAAGATTAGGCGCTAGATGGGATGCAATCAAAAAGACTTGGTATGTGATCGACGCTGTGGAGTTGTGGCCGTTCATGAAGTGGATGCCTGCTCATCTTAAGCGGCCTGTTAAGAACACTCAGCCTACAGCACAGACCAAGACGGCTAAACGAAGTAAGCAAGTGAAGTCTAAGAAGGCTTATGAGAACGCCATGAACAGACTGGCACAGAAGAACGCGAGTCTGATTGTTGGCCCGATGACTTCACGAACGGACTTCTCTTTACCTGACACGGGTTGTTCGTGTCCGCCGTGGGAGGAATGCGAACACGTTCTACGGGCTAGAGTTGAAGTCAGTCCTGAGCAGTTAAGTCATATCAGGTCGATCATCAACGGGTAGTAGACTTGTGGGTTAACGTACTACAATATGTCATGTTGTCGGACTCGAACCATGGCGAGGCGTGTGATCCACAGATGACAACGGACACCCCGGAGAGACGGGGGCTAACAGGAAAGCAAGTCAGGAGTATCCTCAACTACAGGGGATAGAATTCGTGGCTTCTGGCTTGCTTCCTTGTTGGCGTTACGGGGCGGGGCGCTGTCATGGCGCGTTAAGAAAGTCCTATTTCGCCAACATCCAACACGCATGAGTATTGGAGTCCGAGGGGGCGCGAACCCTTGGTAAGCCAGTTAATAATTCCGACAGTCCTAGGAAACTTCGAATGAAACTGACCAGATAGCCAGTACTCAGCCGTGTTGGTGTAGCTCAACTGAAAGCTGGCATATATTGAAACCAGCTAGTCGGCAGACGAAAGATAGAGCGGCCTCGGCAGGGGACGGTTGCGGGTTTGAATCCCGTCATCAACAACCAACACGCATGGCGATTGGACTCTAAGATAGCGCGAAATCTTGGTAAGCCCATCAATAGTCCGAAGTCCTGGCGCTAGAGGTATTCTTCGGATGCGGTGAGCCAGATAGCCAGTCGCCAGCCGTGTTGGGGGAAGTACTGAGTGCCACAGTGCACTATTGTTACTGTGTTCCTACCTGTTAGCATGCTACTCATTACAACACATGCCACGGGGCATGAACTTGGAGAGTCTGTATGAACCGCATCCCGTCAGTACCTAACATCCCTGTTCTGTCGAAGCCAGAGCGTAACTTTACATACGGAGAGTTGCGGCAGAAATGTGACAAGCTACAGGATGAAGTTCGTCGGCTGCAGGATATCGTGGATCATCAGCACGCGATCATCTTGAGCCAGCAGCCCATGATGGCTCATCTTCAATGGGAGGCATCGAAGTGGCAGCACTTCAAGAGGATCATGGAGAAGGAACAGGGTACGGCCGCAGTTGCGGAGGCAGAGCACGCGGTACAACAACGCATGGCGGGGTTGATTTGAGGTGATAGGTGAAGAATAGGTATCGGATCAAAAGCACAGAGATAGGCAGTTTCAGTATCGATGTTAAGTATTGGTGGTGGCCGTTCTGGATTCCTGCCACGAATACAAGTTATGGAACAGTTGATGAAGCAAGATCGGCAACGATGAAGTTGATAAATGCCGGACGAATTGTTGAGGAAGTGCGTGAGGGGAATAACAACAAACAATAGGTAAAACACAATGGGTTGGTACGAGCTGTTCGAACAAGGTTTCGAAGAGGGAATGAAAACGGGTGTAGCGATAGGCGTGTTGTTTGGTATCGCTCTGACATGCGGTATTGGTTTGTTCTACGTAATGGTGATTCGATGACTGAAGAGCAAAAGAAGATTTGGAATGACGCAATTGATTCGGTACTTGAGTTATTGCGCATCCATCCTCCGAGCCGCATCGGAGAGGCAGCATTCATGCGGCGCTTAATAAACCTTAAGGAGAAACTAAAGTGAAATCAGTCTCATCGTTGTCGGTTGCACCTGCGGCTAGTGAATGGTCAGTCAACATCCCAGAGGCCCCGGCTAAACCGGAACGATCTGTTTCAACAGTCTGGACAAACTCAGACAGTCTGGCACCTACGAACGATGCGATCCGCATGGTGCTAAGGATGTCCAGGGTAAACGCACAAAGAGGTACGGCTCCCATAGAGCGGCCGTCACAACAGCCTGTAGAGCCCGAGACCACACAGCCTACAGAGTCTAAGTTGAGAAAGATCGCACGGGCTACATTGATGGGCTTAGGAATGCTCATCGCGGTGCCTGGGGCGCTTGCAGCGGCGTTATCGGTGATTGCTATCGGACCGATCGGATTGGCAATCGCGGTGGGCGCGTTCGTCGTCGGCGGTGCTATCTTGGGCGTAGCTTGTAAGGTCTAAGGAAAAAGTTATGGGCAACGGCGTCAGCAAGACATATCCGGTTGGCATCATCAGAAATAGTCCGACCAGGGTTAATTTCGGAAGACCAGAAGTCCGGGTATATAACGAGCACGAATGGGATACAAAGCCGTTGCTCAACACTCATGAAGTACGCCGCATCGAGGCAAAGATCAGAGCAGCCGAGGTGCGGCCCATAGAACGAGTATCGCCACAAATAAAACTCACTGCTCCGAAGTACAAGTGGTGGCAAAAAGCACTAATGATTGATGGCGATAAAATGGTATCCGCTTTTTGCGCGGGATTCCTAGTGTCGGCGGCTTTGTTTGTACCAATGGGGCCCGCGTCATTTATATTCACCGGGCTTGCGGTGACGTATGTTGTCGCATGTCTTTTGTATCAGAAATACCACAAGCCACCCCAAGTTAATCATCAGCATGAGATGGCGAAGCATAAAGCAGCACAACACATGCTTAAGCTTGCCAAGAAATACGAGCGTGCTGGGCTCGAAGTTGACGCAAAACTTTATCTAAAGATGGCTAACAAATATCTAAAAGCAAAATGAAACTATACGACGTCCCGAGAGATACACGCATCGCCGTCAAGCTAGACGATGGCACCGTAGAAAAACTGAACTTTAGCCACATCGATGGCATGTACAGCTATTGCACCGACGATGCCGGCAACGTAGTTCACCTAGCAGCATGGACAGAAGTGGAGATTGAGAAATGATTAAAGGTTTTGGCGAAACTATCGAATCAGTGCGGTTGGGCGAGGACGACGCGCTTTATATTGATTTTAAATGGCGAGGTGCATTAAAGATTAGCGACGACGGACAGAGCTGCTGTGAGCACAGGTACATGACCACTGACGATAACTTGCAGGATTTTGCCGGGGCTGACTTTCTAGGGCTTGAGATCAAGCAAGCGCCCTATACCGAAGATGTAGACGGCAATACGCACGAAGTGCAATTCCTCGAAATAAAGACCAGCAAAGGCTGTTTCACAATTGCTACCCATAATGAGCACAACGGATACTACGGCGGCTTTTCTATTGTGCTGGAAGGAGTGAATGATGAAAACGCCTAAGGACTCATTTCACGAAAAGAAGCTTCGCAAGAAAGTGCTTAAGAAACAGGAAAAGTGGCTGGGCTACCAAATGGATACGTTGGTAATGGCTCGACGGTATGCGTACTTGATGGCTAATTTCGAAGCAAATTTATTGTATCTACTGCAAGGCAAGGAAGGAGAAGATGTGGACACCTTGATTGATGAGCGGATTAGGTTTGGAGATTTTTATAAAGAAGTGAAGGGGTCGAACGATGAAACCGAATGAAAATGAAATAGTGCGAATGGCAAAAGAAGCTGGTTTCCTGCGACACCCACTTGGAGTAGTAGTGTGCAACCCGCACGAGATGTTTAAGTTTGCCGACATGGTATTCGCCGCTGGAGCTGAGGCCGAGCGCAATCGGATACTGGACGTTTGCAAAAACGGTTTGGAGATTGATAAATGAATTGGGATGAATACAACAATCAATCTTGCCTTGGACGATCAGCGCGAGATCATCGCCTCATGGGTAGCCGACATGTGCCAAGGGCTTGATGCCAACACTATCGCAGAGGCAATAAGGAGAGATGGGAATGAATGAAGACAACATGTTTGGGTTTGGGCTGATGCCGGTGAAATTCGAAGGGGGAATTCGTAACCCCGATGAATTGCTCTGGGAGTGCGACTGTGAGAAGTGCCAAGAAAGATACAAAAAGTGGAAAGCGGTTTTTGAGGAAGAACAAGCGAGGCTCAGATGAGTCTTACGATTAGACACTGCCTGCTGGCACTGCTGTTCATCCCCACGTCTGGCTGGGCACAGGCGGATCAATTCCACACCTTCACCGTTGAGGATGCGACCTTCACCCTGATGCCCAGTTCCATGCGGATGGAAAACAAACTGCTGGTCGCGCAGTGGAGTGTATCGACGCCGAGCCAGTCATGGCGCTGGAAAGTGCATATAAGCGATTGCAGCAAGCCCTACGGCACCATTCATACGAAAATGGATCGCACCGAGCGCACGGATGAGTGGTCAGTCGAAGGGCTTAGGGCGTATGACTTCCTCGCCGCATATACCTGCATCTCATACGCCTTGAAGGACAAGAAATGAGCATCGAAGCCATGAAGATGGCGCTTGAGGCGTTGGAGTACTTTGACGGTGAATACGACGTAAAGGATGAAATCACCGCCCTTCGCGCCGCCATAGCCGAGGCCGAGCAGCTTACGAATGTGCAGCAGGAGATGGAGCAGGAGCCGGTGGCGTTGCAGCACAAGCACGAATGGTTCAGAACGGGCGGCATGGAACCGGGGCAGTCTCGATGCATTCACTGCGGAGCATGGGCGAAAGAAATTGACCCACCCCACCGCGAATGGGTTGAGCTGACGGATAACGATATTTTGTGGATTAAGCGCGAGTTTAGAGGAACACTTAATGTGCAGTTTGAAGACTTTGCCCGCGCCATTGAAGCCAATCTGAAGGAAAAGAACTCGTGACGGAAAACACTGAAATTTGTCGCATCAACGCAGATGGCACTACAACCTATTACTGGGACAACATTGAAGCGCAAGCACAGAGATGGCAGCCGGGATGCGACGACTTTTCGGTTAATCTATCAAAGCTGCTCCTGCCGCTGCGTCCGAGCCGCGAGTGGGTTGGGCTTACGGATGCGCAGCAAGACTGGTCTGAAGTAGAAGCCCTGCGCGAAAGTTTGCGAGAGCACATGGCCGAGATTCATCGGCTCAGGTCTGAACTTGCCATGCAGCGGCTTACAGATGTGCAGCAGGAGATGGAGCAGGAGCCAGCCATTTATCCGGAAGAAGCACGCGATATGGGGCTGGAAGAGATTCCGTATTACACCCGCCCATCTCGCCGCGAGTGGGTTGGGCTGACGCTAGAAGAAGTTCAGGACTCGTACAACGCCGACTATCAAGCACAAACTCGCGCTATCGAATCCAAGCTAAAGGAAAAGAACACATGACCGAAACCGTAAAAGCTAAATACAAAGCCAGCATCCCCGGCAAAAGCAGCATTGAGATTGATTACGGAACTTTGCCGCTTGAGCTTAACAAGCTGATCGTGTGGATCATGACCAAACCAGAGGAAGCAATCGCACTGGTGCCGGAATATGAGCGGCTAAAGGGGGAATAACACGTGAGCGCAGGGCGTAACCGGCACAGTCGAAGCGGGCTACGCCGTAAGCAAGTAGCCAGACGCCAGACGGAAAAGCTTATGACGAAGCTGGCACAGAGAGCGCGTCGGAAACAACAGAGATTGAAGCAGATCGGGCTGAAGGGAAAAAACGATGTGTGAGTATTACAACTTTCTCATAGCAATAACCGGCGGATTGATTGGTTGGATCATTGGATCGGTCGTCGGGTGGATAATATTCAAGTAAATGATAAAACATTGATTAAGTTATATATCTCACACGACAATTCAATCTATTAAAACTCAGAAAGAAAATAACAATGTCTGAGCCATTTATTGCTATCGGTAACGACGAGCTAGGCGGCGCACTTGGCGACACCATCACCTGCCCAACGTGCGGGGGTGAGCATGTGATTGAGCAGAGCGGGCCATCTAAGTATCTCCAGTCCGACGGCACATGGGGTGTTGGGCCAGCGGGATTGATGCAGTTTTACAAGTGCGGCGAGGATACTTACGTGGCCGGGATCGGCGGGAAGAGGTTGAGATGACTAACAAGATATTTTTGATGCTATGTGTCGCAGCGTTGGCAGGTTGCGGCGAATCTCGCCCTCCACGAATCCCTCCCGATGATTGGATAAAGCTGGAAAGTGACGTTAGTTTGACTACCTATGTCGCGCCAATAAAAATGCCTGACGGAACTCGTTGTCTTGTGGTGCTTGTTAGTGGCTACGCCAACAGAGCCATAAGCTGTGATTGGGAGGATAAGAAATGACCCGCGAAGACATCATCCGCTGGGCGCGCGAGGCGGGGTGGAATGGCATTTATTCCAAACCTCTAATGAAAATTGCCATGCAAGAGAAGGACTTCTTGCGCTTTGCCTCATTAGCTTACGCCGCTGGTGCCGCCACCGAACGCCAGGCGTGTGAACTTATCTGTCATGAAATAAAAATGCAAAACAAATTCCAAAACGCGGACGATCAGTACGACGATTGGAACCATGGTATAGCCCACGGCGCGGAATTGTGCAGAAATGCGATTAGAGCAAGGGGTAAACAATGACTGACGAAGATGAGCAGCAATTAGAGTTGTTAAACGAAGCGGTAGAAAGTGCAATTGAAGCGAGAACTGCGTGGCTCGACGAGCGCATGCCAAAGTACGCAAAATTCGCCATCGGTGAAGATTTATACAATTTAGAAACCGGGGAGCTTCTTGGCACGGTCAAAGGATATTACCGCTATTGGGCTGAGCATGATGTTATGCACGACACCTCAATGGACATTGATTACGAAATTCACGTCGGGGGCTGCGTCTATGACAACACCAGCCGCTACGCAGGGAGTATTTCGATAGGTCGAAAAACGGATCAGGAGAACAATTAAATGAACCGCGACGACATTATCCGCATGGCGCGGGAAGCTGGGGTTTTGTCAGGGTATGACTCTGATTTGTTCCAACGCTTTGCCGCTCTTGTCGCTGCTGCCGTACTTTCGCGCAAGCCGCTAATACAAGAAGACGTGGATTTTCTTGTTACGAGATATAGCTCGTTTAAAAAACATTGGGTTGAGGGCGAAGTATTTGCAAATTGGGAATGCGATGGAGCAGCATTAGTTCGGGCCGTGGAGCGCGCGCATGGAATTGGGGGACAAAATGAACCGCGATGACATCATCCGTATGGCGCGTGAGGCTGGATGTAAAGACCTGCGTGAATTTGATTCTGAAATGCGCGACGACATTTTTATCAGCAATACGCAAGACCTTGAACGCTTCGCCGCCCTTGTTTCTGCTGCCGAGCGTGAGCGCATCGCAAGCCAGTGGGACGCGTTGCACGATCAATACATAAAAGACCCGCTGCGCCGGCAGATGATGCTGAGTTATGAGATGGTGGCAAGGATGATTAGGGGTCGAGCATGACCAATGTCGTGCGATTCACAGGCATCACCAAGCTGGATATGCCTGCCGATCATGTCATCGAGTCCGCTCTTGGCAAGCTGGAGGGGGTAGTCATCCTTGGTTACGACAAAGACGGGCAGGAATAATTCGCGTCTTCTTATGCCGACGGAGGCGATATGTTGTGGCTGCTAGAGCGAGCAAAGAAAGCACTCTTAGAGGTGGCAGATGAATGATATGCCGCGCGAAGAAGTAGCGCGATTGATCCGCGAGTCCGGCATGAGTTTCCATCTTGGCATGCCGCATGAAGCCGTGATTGAGCAAATGACACGGTTTGCCAGTATGTTGCGTGACGAAATGCTCGAAGCCGCAGAGCACGCCATCCAGTGCGCGATGGAATTTGAGCGAGAGGCGTGTGCGAAGGTGGTCGAACACTACACAGGTGCATGGAGCGACGAAGGCTATGCACTCGCGCAAACCATCCGAGCCAGGGGGCAAGAATGAAAGTGAATGAATACCAAGTCCTGCGGGACTGCATCGAGGCTGGCATAAACAGAGGGTGGGGGAAAGCACATAAGCACTCAGCCACACCAACGGCGGAACAGATTAAAAGATTTATCGAAGAAGGAATTATGTTCGAGATATGCGAGTACTTCAATTTCGGAGTAGATGACGAATGACATATAACTCAGAAGTTATATCAAAAGAATTGCTCATCGGATGTGGCAGGGATCACAGAAAGAAACTGTTTTTGCCGGGCAAAGATACATGGAATAACCTAGTAACACTGGATATCAACCATCATCACAAGCCGGATGTAGTATGGGATTTGAACTTGGTCAGGTTACCATTCGCAGATAATGAGTTCCAAGAGATACACGCATATGAGGTGCTGGAACACGTAGGAACGCAAGGAGATTACAAGTTTTTATTCCGCCAGTTTGAGGAGTTTCATCGTATCCTAGCGCCGTCGGGTAAATTCTTCGCCTCAGTTCCGTCACCGGATTCTGAATGGGCATGGGGTGATCCGAGTCATACGAGAATCTTCCACCCGAACTGGCTTACGTTCCTGAGACAAAAGACATACGAAGAGCAGGTAGGTAAAACATCTATCAGCGATTTCAGATACTGCTATCGAGCAGATTTCGAGATTTTGTTTGCAGATATAAAAGAAAATACTTTCTATTTCATATTGGAGGCCATCAAGTAACAAACCATCGTCGCTTCATCAGTAGTTCAGTACCGATAAATAAATTAAAACTGAGCCGAAAATGGATAAAGATAGTTTGATTGAAGCACTGACCGAAGAGAACAACCAACTGCGCAAGCGCCTCGCGTTGCATTTCATGGATGCAACCGAAGAGGACAAGAGATACGCGGAGCAGTTATTCAATGAACAGAGAGATGTAATCGCAGTACTTGAAGTAGAAGTAAGCGCACTCACCAAGTCCCGCGACGCATTCCAGGCGGACAACAGGCGTCTGAAGCGTAGGATCGCAGCTTTGGAGGGGCGCAAATGATCCTCAAGCTACGTGACTATCAGGAAGAATCCATTCGCAAACTGAGGGAGGGATTCGCCGCCGGCAAGAAGGCTCAGATGCTGTACTTGGCGACGGGTGGAGGCAAAAGCGAAGTCGCGGCTTACATGCTCGACAAAGCCCGAGAGAAGGGCAACAGGTCAGCCATGATTCTGGACCGTGTGGTGCTGGTCAATCAGATGTCTGAGAGGCTGGATAAGTACAGCATCGAGCACGGTGTCCTACAGGCTGGACACTGGCGTTACCGGCCCTATGAGTTCATCCAGGTGTGCTCAGCACAGACCCTTGAGCGTCGAGGCCAGATGGAAAATCTCACCCTCGTGGTGGTCGATGAGGCCCACTGCACCAGGGCGCAGACGCTGGAGTGGATCAAGAATAATCCACAAGTGAAGGTAATCGGTCTATCGGCCACGCCTTTCACCAAGGGGCTGGCAAAAACTTATGACGGAATCGTCAGTACCTGCACCACGAAACAATTGGTCGATCAGGGCGTGCTCGTACCACTGAAGGTGTTCATATCAAAAGAAGTTGATATGACCGGAGCCAAGAAGGTCGCTGGGGAGTGGTCGGGTGCCGAGGCAGGCGAGCGCGGCATCAAGATCGTCGGAGACGTAGTAGCTGAGTGGATCAAGAAGACTCACGAAATCTTCGGCCGGCCTGTCAAGACTATCGTGTTCAGTAGTGGTGTCGCACATGGTACGGAGTTGTCTCGGAAGTTTCAGGAGCAAGGGTATAACTTTATCTGTGTTTCATACCGGGATGATTCGGAGTTCAAAAGAGACCTGATCGCAGATTTTCAGAAGCCGGATACAGAAATACACGGCCTGATCGCAACGGACATTCTAACCAAAGGATTTGACTGTCCCGACGTTCTCATGGGCGTGTCAGCAAGGCCATTCGCTCGGTCGCTATCTTCACACATTCAGCAGATGGGGCGTGTCATGCGCGGCGCTCCCAATAAATCCTTCGGCGTTTGGCTGGACTTCAGCGGCAACTATCTCCGGTTCCGTGAAGACTGGGAAAACATCTACGAAAATGGCGTAGATTCGTTGAACGACAACAAAGAGCGTGTAAAGAAAGAGCCCACGCCGAAGGAAAAGGAAGACAGTAAATGCCCCAGTTGTCAGACCTTATGGGTTAAGGGCTGGAGAAATTGTGGGCACTGCGGATTCATGCGTGAGCGCCCGAGCATGGTTGAATCCGTCCCCGGCCAGATGGAAGAGCTAACCGTCGGAAGTAAAGACGAGAAACAGAAGTTCTGGTCCATGTGCCGATACAAGGTAATGATTGAGGGTTGGTCGCCTGGGCGAGCAGCGCACACGTACAGAGCAAGATTTTCGGTATGGCCCCGGCTCTTGGACAACGAGACAATCCTAGTCCCGGACATTGAGTTTGACCGGTTCGTAAATAAGCTTCTGAGGGCTTACCTTCGGAAGGTGAGGGCAGCATGACCTTCATCGAATTTTGCTGTGCTCACGGCATCATCATCACGCACCCGCCTCGCCTGGGAGTGTGGGAGCGGTTCCCCACCGAGTCACACCCCAAGAAAAAGAACGGTGCCGTGAAGTGGATGGGCGACCACGGATTCCTACAGGATCACGCTGTCCACACGGAGGTAATCTTCTGGCGTGAAGACAAGCCGATCAAGATTGATCCGCGCGTCACCATGCAAGCCCTGACCCAAGCCCAAGAAGAGCGCAAACGGCTACAGGAAAACGCCGCGATGCGGGCCTCGATGATCTTAAATCGATGCGTCTATGGAAGACACGACTACCTTCGGAAGAAAGGATTTCCAGACGAGAAGGGGTTGATCTGGTGCCACGATCAGACGGAGCATTTTGTAGTTCCAATGTACGATGAGCTTAACCGTCTGATAGGAATGCAAACAATCGACGCCGAAGGGAATAAAAAGTTCCTGTACGGACAGCGCACAAAAGGCGCAGAGTTCATCATCGGACGGCAAGGGCCAGACATACTCTGTGAAGGATACGCGACAGGCTTATCTATCCGCGCCGCGATGCAGTCACTAAAACACCTATGGAAAATTCACGTATGTTTCAGTGCGAACAACCTGCTAACAATCGCTAGTCGTTTGAAACCGGGTCTTGTGGTCGCGGATAATGACAAAAGCGGTACGGGCGAGACAATCGCCAAAAAAACAGGGTGGCCGTACTGGATCAGTCCCACAGTCGGCCAGGATTTTAATGACTACCATCAAGAGCACGGACTGTTTCGCGCAGCCAGTAACCTCTGGCGATCACTGTACAAGCGTGCACCGGAGAATCGGAGAGACCCTGACACGTTCGCCAGCAGCATCAAGTGCCGCCAGTTGTCCGATCAGGTCAAGCCCTAGTTCTAGCACCGCTTCACCTTCGCCAGTGTAGTCAGCGTGAGCGGTGATGTATCCGTCAGATTCGATGAGGTGGATGGTAAAGATTTTAGGATTCATAGGGCACCAAAAGAAAAACCCCGCGCATGGCGGGGTAAAGCATTATCGGAAAACATATAATAGGAAAAGTGCGAAGATGACAAGGTAAAAAATGCTCTCTTTATCTGTCATTTTTCGCATTAACCTTTTTTTGCCAGCGCACAAGAAACGAGATAGCTCCGTCAAAAGCATGCTCCCGAGACACAGCAGCATCTACTAAAAAGGCGTGTTCGTCGATGAAAAACGAGTGCCCGATCATGTCGCCCGTAAGAGCGCGAGAGATTTTCGGGGAGGCATAGATGCCGGCATCGGTCACAATCCAGAACATTTTTTTTCCCTTTCGTCGATGATAACGGCAGCTAGACTGGCAATCATCAGTTGCGCGATCACCAGCACCACGGCAGATAGATCACTCAGGACGTACTCCCCCCACAGAAAAACGGTAACACAGGACCCCGCGAGGGACGATGCAAAGATCAAACCATAAAGATAGAGCATGTCAAACCCCCGCAATCAAACGAGCGTAGGTGTGCGCCGCGTCAAGTTTCTCGGGCGAATAGATACGGGAAGAGGGCACCGCTTCGAAGGCGCCCAGGTCAAACAACACTACGGACAAACGGCCGTCATTCAAACGATACACACGGCCTTCGAGTCCGTCGCGGTGATTCGTGAAACGTGCTATCAGTTGCGCTTGCATTGTTTTTATCTCCCTTTATTGTTGTGGTCAGCGATTCGAGAAAATCCACAGATCGCCATGCCGACCAGCCGTGCAATAATCATGACGAAGGTTACTGTCCCACGAATCTTGCCAGTCAATGACGATCCAGCACGGTAAGTCTTTCGGAACCGCGCCAGACTCTTCTGCAATCTGCTGGGCAGCATCCGCGCCAGAATCGAACCGGCCCCAGAATGCTTCACGGGCATTCTCTATCGTTAGTTCGGTGATGTCGTACCCGGTTGCCTCAGCGTACTTTTCCAGCAACTCGCGGTCATAGTCATCAAGCTCCAGCCATTCAAACAATTCTTCGGGCAGGCCGCTTTCAGAGTAAAACTCACGCGGGAAACATTGGAAATCTTGAAACATAAATTCAGGGTCAGCTTCGTCCGAATGCAGCTCGGCGCATGCGGCATAGAAGCCCTCGCGGTCTCCTGCGTAGTCTTCGAGATTGATCCACGCGCCCTTGATACTGCCCGAGTTATATTTGGCATAGGTGCCGACGTATACAGATGGTGTTTCCATTTTGTTTTATCTCCAGTTGTGGGCATGTCGCCCCGAAAGCCCAGCACGCCGGGCTTTAAGGGATCACGCAACAGAGGCTGGAACGCGATCACCAGATGCCAAGAAAAAATACTCGTTGGCAATTAGGAAATCGTCTACGTAGTCGTCCGATTGTTGGCTTTCAAGATCATCACGAAACGCGACAAGCGCAGCATGTAGCGCATCATGAAAGGCGATTTTTGCGCTTCCGGTACGTTTGAAACTGTCGTAAAAAGTCTCCCACAGCACACAATCAAGGAAATATCCTGTGGGCATCGCATCACGCGTAAATGCGTTTAGACGCAATCCACGAAAAATGTCATTCGGTGCGTCCACGTCATAGTGCAGTCGGTCGAAATCATACGAACGCAAGCGCGCGCCAAAGTGGGTGAGGAAAGAGTCTATGGAATCGCTGGACTCATCAACCCAGCAAGGATTAAGCGCGAGCATTTCACGTCCCCACTGGCGCGCATGCTCTTTAGCATCATCACTTAATTCGTCAAAAGTGAAAACGGAAATTTGTTTCATGTTAAACCCCACATTCAGGATCGATCACGCGCAACAGCGCCCGGATATCACGGGACAAGGTGCGACAGTTGGGTTTGTTGAACTCTTCGCCCTCTTCGACATAGGGTAGGGCAGCAAGTAGCAAATCGGCCATGTCGGGAGCGGCAGCGATCAAACGAGCATTGTGGATAGCCGTTGGTCCGATCAATGGAACGGGTTTCCCTTGAGTAGTGACAATGGCAAAGTATCCAGGGCTCCCACATTGTTGAAACAGCCAAGGTCCGGGGGTGTGTTTCATGACTGCACCCCCGCAAAGCGTGGCAGATTGCGAATAAATGTGTTTTCTTGGAACACCTCTTCAATTGGCAGGGGCTCATTCCGCGCTTTTTTTGCTTGCGCGAAAATTGCAGCGTCACAGTCTTCCTCTAGATAAACTAGATCGCCGGTTTGGTAGCTATAGCTACTGATTTTATTGGCGATGCCCAGAGCGTGTAATTCGGTCAAGGGAACTTCCAACCAGCTATGGCCGGGATCGGAAATAAATTTATACATTATTACCCCCATTGATAGATTCACTCAGGGCGACGGCCGCAGGATCAACGAAGACCACTTCGAACCCAAGGGCGCGGACATTCGCCAGCGCATCGCGCGAAAGTGTCTTAGTTCCGGCAATCTTTGCAAATCGGTGGGCGTGTTCGTCGAGCGGGTAGACGGACTGGTTGCCATACACGTTTTTGAGAGTGACTGTGATTTTCATTTTCTTGTATCTCCAGTGAAAGCCCCCGAAGGGGCGAAAGGTTAAAGAGCGCCCATGCGCCACCAGATATAGGCATGCGCTCCGACATACACAGCACCGAATGCCAGCGCCACCAGGTGCAGCGCATGAATGGATGATAGATACACACCTGATGATAGTCAATGTAACCTATCAGGTCAGGTGATATGTGCCTGTGTGCATTAGGGCTGTTACGTACGTTCCTATTCCGTTCTCATGCTAAGATCAAGTGCGATGCAGTACAGGACAGGCAAGAGGGGGGAAAAGATGAGCGAAGACAAGTGGGACAAGATCGAGCCAGCAGGTAGGGGCAAGCGCGGGCTGTCAGGTGGGAGTGAGGGCGCGGAAAAGAAAAAGAGTAGCGAAGCGAAACGGCTCACACGCAGACAGATACAAGAAACAAGACAGACACTTAAAGAGATGTCCCCAGATCAAATGCTCCACGTCGTAGGAGTAAGCAAATCAACACTCACACCAAAGCAAAGAGCATACGCATACAACGTCGCAATGGGACACACAGGCGCAGATGCCTACAGGAAAGCGTACAACTGCACAGGAAAACCAAAAACAATCGGGGATCATGCCAGCCGATTGAAACGCGATGCCCGAATACAGGCGGAAATAGAAGCGTATCAGCTAGCTAATGAAGCGGCGAAACATCGCACCCCTGAGCAGCTAAGAAACCTTGTAATTCAAACACTTGTACAGCAAGTGATCGATCCCGAAACACCTCCGGCGATACGTACTCAGGCTGTAAAAACGCTCGGTCAGGTCACAGAAGTCGCTGCATTTACTGAGCGGAAAGAATCAATTGTACATCATAGCTCAGATGCGTTGCGCACAAAGATAATGGGCGAATTACAGGCATTGATGTCGGGCAAGACTATAGATGGTGAGCGCATCGAACAGGACGCCTCATCGCTACTGGCCGAGCTATCAGCACCACAAGACACGCCAGGCACAGCCAGCACCGACAGCACAAATGCTA